AGCGTTCCTATTACAGAACCGAAAAAGGCCAAAGGACAGGTCATACCACTAAGCAAAGAAGACTAAATGGCAGAAGTACTACCCTTCAACAGAATGTATCCTTTGAAATACCATGAAGTGCAGGCCGCTTTATGGGCTTCGCAGGCGCGCTTCAATGTCGTACCGGCAGGCAGGCGAAGCGGTAAGACGGAAATTGTCGGAAAAAGAAAAGTAGTATATCGCGCGCTTCGGGGGACACCTTATCCCGACCCGCGCTTTTTTTGCGCCGCCCCTACGCGCGACCAAGCGAAAAGAATTTACTGGAAAGACCTAAAGCTAATGGTTCCGCGCAATCTTATCTACCGTATCAGCGAATCCATGCTTCAAATATTTTTGCTTAACGGTGCGGAAATCCACGTACTAGGGATGGATAAGCCCGAACGTATTGAAGGTGTACCGTGGGATGGGGGCGTACTGGACGAATACGCAAACATGAAGAAGCAAACGTGGACAGACCACGTACGCGCTGCGCTATCGGATCGTAACGGATGGTGCGATTTTATCGGTGTTCCCGAAGGAAGAAATCACTACTACGAATTGGACAGGGAAGCGAAAGCGCGTGCTATTGCAGACATAGCCGCAGGCCGCCCCCCGGTATGGAATAGCTTTTGGTGGCCTTCAAGCGATATACTACCCTCCGAAGAAATCGAAGAAGCCAAACGCGACCTTGACGAATTAACTTTTAAACAGGAATACGAAGGCAGTTTTATCAATTTCACCGGACGCGCGTACTATGCTTTTGAAGAACGTACGCATTGCGCCCGCCTTGAATATGATGCTAATAAGCCGCTTTCGTTTTGCTTCGATTTCAACGTAAGCCCCGGCGTAGCGGTAGTAGTACAGGAACAATGGTTGCCGACAAGCGAAGAAGAAGAAACGTGGGGCGACGGGATCATTGGGGAAGTATGGATTCCCCGCAATAGCAATACGAAGCGCGTTTGCGATAAGCTGTATGAAGACTACAAAGACCATGCAGGCCCGATTATTTGCTATGGCGACCAAACGGGCGGAAGCAAGGGAACGGCAAAGCTATTAGGCAGCGATTGGCAGATTATCAAAGACATTTTTTGGAACAAGTTCGGAAGTAGAAAAGTATCCTTTAAAGTCCCCCCGTCCAACCCCCGCGAACGCGACCGCGTAAATTCAGTAAACACAAGGCTTCGCACCGTTGACGGTAATATTAACTGCATGGTCGATCCGTCCCGCGCGCCTAATATGGTACGGGATTTCGAAGGGGTAGTACTTATCGAAGGGGGAACAGGGGAAATCGACAAAGATACCGATTCAACGTTAACGCATTTAACCGACGCATACGGTTATCGGGTTTGGCGCGAATATCCTTTGAAGAAGCGATACGCACGCACCGGTAGAACGCATTGGAAATAAGGGGGTAGTAAAATGGCAGGCACGATTAAAGGTGGAATGGACGAAGAAAAGCTTATCGAAACCAATTCGCTTTGGGATTTGTACTATTATGAATGGGTTTTTCTTAACGCCGCCTACGAAGGTGCGCGCGCGTTAATCAAGTTGGGCGCATTGTACCGGCACGAACGCGAAAGCACAACGAACTATCAGCGCCGCGCAAACGAAGCATACGGTTTGTCGTATTCGCGAAGCATTATCGAAATATTGAATAGCTTTTTATTCAAAAACGAATTCGACAGGCAGTTGGCAGAAAAGCTTGCTAACGATCCGCTTTTTCTTCTGTTTATGTCCGATTGCAATTTGCAGGGAACAAGTTTCGACCAGTTTTTTATCAACTGGCAAAAAATGAGTTCGATCCAAGGTCACGCGGGAATACTGGTAGATAAACCTTTTTCTTCCGTTGCTACCCGACAAGAAGAAATAGACAAGCGCGTATATCCTTATTTGGCGGGCTATGCCCCGACTAACATACTAGATTGGGAATGGGAACGCGACGAATTCAACCGTCCATATCTAAGCTATTTGAAAGTAATTGACAATGACGGGCAGTATAGAATATGGACAACCGAATATTGGGAAGTATGGGAATTGGCGGAAACCGAAGCGACCGTAGCAATTTCCCAAGAGCAGGCAACCCAAGTATCGATTACCGGAATACCCCCGAAAAGCCAAGCTGTAGGTCGTGCGGCGAATCTTATAAATGAAGGGGAAAACCAATTAGGCGAAATCCCTTTTATTTGGCTTTTCAATGCTAGAAGTACTATCGATCCCGAAGTTGGCGTTAGCGACATTACCGATATAGCGCGAATTGATGCTTCGATTATCCGCAACCTTTCGCAGATAGAAGAAATTATCGACTACGCGGCTTTTCCAATGATGCGTATGCCTATGAAGGAAGCAGGCGCAGTAGATAAAAAGGACGAAGTGGGCGTAGTCGCCGTTTTGGAATTTGACCCCGAAAATCCAGATAGTAAACCAGATTGGTTGGATTCATCCGTAGCCGAACCGGTGGACGCAACGCTTTCGTTGATAGCGAAAAAGATAGAAGAAATATACCGTAGCAGTAATATAGGGGGTTTGGCAGCTACGGAAATTTCTTCGCAGGCCAAAAGTGGAGTAGCATTAAAAACTGAATTCCAGATGCTTAACAGTAAATTGGTGCAGAAGGGAAAGAACGTAGCAAAAGCGGAACGTGAAGCAATTAGGCTTTGGTTGAAATGGCAGAACATGGAAGAACTAAACAAAGATACCCAAATAGGATCACCAGATACGTACGAAATCGAAGACCTTGCGGCAGACCTTGAAAACATGATGACAGGGGGAACTATCGTTAGCGGAAGTGAAACGTTTAAAAAGGAACTTCAAAAAGCAACGGTTCGAATGTTACTGCCAAGCTTGGATACGAAAATGCTATCAAAGATTGACAAAGAAATAGACGCGGGCAAGCTTCCGACCATATCAAGTTCGCTATCAAGGGCGCGCGACCTATCGCAGCAGGGACGCGAAGATGAAGAATTCGAAGAAGAACCCGTAGAAGAAGAATAGGGGGTAGCAAATGCCAAGGATCATACGGACAAATAAACCCGTAAAGCGTCTTAGCATCCCAAGACCGCCGAAGCAGACCTATCGTAAGCATGGTTTATCACATGGCAGCGCGGGGCGTTGGAAGACAGCGGAAGAAATAACGTATCCTGCTTATGTATGCGTTGCCGCCGATTACTTGGTGGATGGATACGAAGACCCTAACGGCAACGGCGGTTCGTTTTTTGGATACACCGGGGGGAACCAATCATGGGGGCAATCGTTTCTTGGCAATGGTGAATATCTGAAACGTGTCGGCGTACAATTATTTAGGCGCAACGATCCCCCCGACGCGAACGTTATATGTAGTATTTTCGCCCATAGCGGAACGTTTGGCTCTACCGGCGTGCCTACGGGAAGTGCGTTGGCAACTGCTTCCATTCCTTCCGGTAGGTTGAATCAAAATGCTACTCAGGATTTCCAATGGGAATACTTTGACTTCGACGGGACGCTGCAATTAGCAGATGGAACCCCATACTTCCTTGCAATCAGCGTTGATACCCCCGGCCCGAATAGTTCTAATTCTCATGGCATAGGTTGGGATAATAGTAGTCCTGTAGCCCCCGGTAATAGTGCTTTTCAAAATGCGGCCCTTTCTTGGGCCGCTTATCCTACTTCCGATTTGATGTTTGCTATTTGGACGGACGAAGCCAAAGACGCAGCGGACGTTAAGCCGTGGAATATCTATCCAATCTTGGGCAGTTATAATAATACAGGGGCCGTAACGGTTACGGGAAGAAATTATAGACAGTTGTACTTGCCTTCTAGCACCGGACTAGGGCAAATGTCTACTTTACTATGTTTGGCAAGAATCCGCGTACAGGTATTTAACGATAATGGCGCTGCTGTTAACGTAGATTCACTTTACTTCGGGGAATACAGCGGAGCAGGCGGCAACTTCGCAGCAACCCCAACGCAAATTACTTTCGATGGTGCTTCCGGTTTTGTACTAGACCCCGGCGAAACCCGTTGGTCGGATTGGGTAGATGTAAGTTGGCCGGGGACAACGGAAAACGGTTGGTTGTTTGCTTTCAAGTTTAGCAATAGCCCTTTTTCTGCCGTTACCCCGCGAACGCAGCCGGTTGTTTCCGTTGGTTGGTATAAGACCGACAGCGCGGACGAAAGTAGTTTGGTTACAATAAGCGGCTATAGTGATGATACGGGGGGTACTCAAAGCAAATTGGTTGTCGCCGTACAGGGGCAAGCCGGTACGGACGTTTTTACTACCGCTTATCTAATGTCACAACTGGCAAGCCCCGGCGGGCCGTTTTCACAATTCAACGATGTAAACGTACGGCAGATTTTCCAAGCTTCGAATTTAACCGATATAGGAATAACCCCAACCCAAGTTCGGTTTTTACTATACGGTAGAAGTTCCGGTTTAAGCGGGGTTGAAAGTATGTACGTTGGATATCCCAACTTGCCGTGGGGCGCAGGCGAAGCAAATTTCAACGCCGCACCGGTTCCAGTTATTACTAGCAGATTTTCACTTCAAGCCGACGAATACCGTTGGACAGAATGGATAGATTTCGTTGTGGACGGTACAGATGATATTATGATAGCACTTCGGGTTATCGATGGACGTACACAATTTAGCTTTGACAGCCCATTTACACCGGGGGGCGACGGGTACATTAGAACAAAGACCGGCGCGGACGAAAGTAGTTTGCAGAATGTAACCGGATATGCCTACCCAAGTATCGACGATTTTGTGATGGTCATACGGATGGAGTCAAGATAAACAAAAGCAAAGGGGGTAGTAAAATGAAACGTTACAAAAACTTTTTTAATTTGTTAGCGACTTTGATTATCGTTCTTCTTTTTGGCCTGCTGCTAATTCCTATGGCGCAGGCAGACGATAAAAGCGTTACGTTTGCATGGGATTACCCGACCGATTACGACCAGATAACCCATTGGAAGCTATATTGGGGGACGCAGGCGGGCGGGCCTTATGAAACGGGCGAAGCGCAAATCAATAAATCCATGTTAGGAAGTACTACCCAAACGGATATTGTTATTCAGTACCCGCCAAATGCGAAGACCACGTATTATTACGTATTGGTAGCATTTAAAGACGAACTTTACAGCGCGAATAGCAACGAAGTATCGGTAGAAGGGGATTTTCGCGAAAACCCCCTAGCCCCCCTTCAACTTCGGGTAATTTTATCAGGCGGTTGATTGCTTGGTTGTTGGAGTTGTTGGGGATAAAATGAATAGTAATTACCCACGATTACGAAACATACTTTACGAAATCCTAACGGCGGGCGTCGATAGCGAACCTTCCGATATTACGGCTTTGCAGAATATGGGGGTTTCGCTATCTCCTGCCGATAACCAAAGTAACCGAAGCATTAAAGCTTTTAGACATTATCGACGCGCAGGCAGAACCCGAATTAGTTTTAGAAGCAGAAATTCCGTCGTCGATACCGAATATAAGGGAATTTATCGAAGAACGGTTGGAAAGGGAAATGTCACTAACCGGTTTTCTTCGTTTTATGGAAGTACTTTATATAATGATAGCAATAGAAACCTTGGGCGAAACAGAAACCAAACGCGTTCTACGTGTCCGCGAACAACGCATAGCGGCAGCGAAGGCGCAGAAAGGGACGGTAGAAAATGTCAGTAGTCAAACGCGGGGGGCGTTATTGAGTCGTGCATGGGCATCCCAAGAAAGCGGGTAGCAAAAGGGATAAGCCGAAGGGTTCGGCGATTAAATGCTACCCCGGCAATAAGGCAGGCTTGAAGAAAGCCCGCGCTATGCACTATGCTATTAGAATGTCGCAGGCACGAAGGGGGGGATAACGTGGCGAAATCATGCGGCAGTAAAAAGAAGACCAAATCGAAGAAAGGAAAGAAAAAATGGCGCAAGTAGGAAATCCGCAGCCCAATCAAGGCTTAGCAAGTCCGGTTAACCGTTCGTTGGCAACCCAAAAGGAAACCAACGTTAAACCTACAAAATGGATCAAGCGCAAAACCGGCGTTGTTAAGCCTGCAATCCCTAAAATGAAATAGGGGGTAGTAAATGGCGAAGCTACGCAAGGCCAAAAGCAAGTCGCAGGCGTGCGCTATCGGTTTTTCCAAAGCGCGCAAGGCAGGCGTATCCGGTAAATCAGCAGGCGCGGCTTGAGGAAAAGAAATGAAGCTTTTCCGGTCGGGAAAAGCAAGCCCGCGCAAGCTAGTTTTACCGCGCAAACGGAAGAAGTAATGCTATTTTATGACAGATGCACCGACGCTATCATTCGAAGAAAAGCGAACTATCCGAAAGCAGATAAAACGCATAGGGGTAATTCGCTTTTTAGAAGAAGTCGCCAATATGTGCTTTGGCGAAGCCGAACGATTACGCCTGCATTGGGGCGATCCGCAATTTGCTAAGGTTTGGGCGCGTCGTGCGGAACTGTTTCATAGAATAGTTAGCAGTTTGCGCGAAGAAGAATTAACCGATCCACGACCAAAAAGGGTAGTAAAATCGAAATTCCCTTTGTTGGAATACTTTCGCAAAAGTGGCTGAAATAATCAAGCTATCCGAAGGGGGTAGTAATGGGCTTTCTAATGAAGGAAGAAGGGGGCGAAAGAAAGCTAAATATCGTCAACCTTTTAATCGCCGCTATAGTCGGCGTAGGCGTGCTATTAGGTGCGGGTTGGGGCGCACGCGAATACATGGACACGTACTGTACCGATAGCGAATTGCACGCGGCAGAAGTAAAGCTATCCGATAAAGACGCGGAATTGAAGAATTCCATTGCGGGGCTTTCCCGGCAGATAAACCAACAAAGTATTTTGATGCGTATTCGCGAATTGGAATCGCGCTTGGCGGACGCGGAAAAAACTTGCCCGCCCGATCCGCTTCATAATAGCAATTGCCCGCGCAGAATCAAATCCGACTATGAAGACGATTTGCGCGAATTAAATAAGCTACGTGACTTTATGCGGAAACTGGAAGAAAAGAACTTATTGGAAGCGCAATAAATGGCACGCGACGTTGCAAAGATAGTAGAAAATACAGACGATTTCCTTAATCGGAATATCGACGGGCATCAACTACGTTTGCAAAAATCTATCGAAGACTTGGAAAAGCGTGTTATCAACCAAGTAAATTCGTTGCAAACAAACGCAGCGGGTAACTTGCTTGGGCCGAAGGTGAATTTAAAGCAGGCGCAGAAAGTACACAAGCAACTTACCGGGATTTTCGATAGTACTTATGGGGCAGGCGTGCGCGACGTTGTGGCAGGCTATGACGATGCCGCCGAACACGTTCTTACTTCGTATCGGGGTTTGGGCGTAGCTGCTAATTTCACCGGACAGGATAAAGCCCTTATCGATACATTGAAAGGAATTGACTTCGATAATTTTATGAACTTGGGCCAAAGCGTAAACGAAGAAATCGTGCAGGCTATGTATAATGCCGTAGCAGGCGGGGCTTCGTTCGATTCGCTTTTAACGGCAGTAAAAGGAAAACTAACCGGAAGCGTAGATGCCGCAGGCCGATCAATGGTTATCCATGCAAAGACATTAACCAACGATGCGTTAATGAATTTTCACAACCAAGTAAACCTTAATCAAGCTAACGCCGCAGGCTTGAAGCATTTTCTTTACGTCGGCAACGTGATAGGAACCACGCGTGATTTTTGCGCCAAGCGCGCAGGCAAAGTATATTCGAAGAAAGTTATAGATAGTTGGAATTTCAATTGGCAGGGCAAAAGCGGGCCTGCGTTCACGCACCGGGGCGGTTATAATTGCCGCCACCATTGGCAGGGCGTAGACCCCGATTGGGTAGAAGGGGGTAGTATAGACGTACAGCGTTGGGAAGACTTGGACATAGAAGAACGCTACGATATTCTTCGCGGTGCGCTGTCCCCTTCCGAAAAGCTATTTAAGAAACGGTTGAATCAATTTCGCTACCATTTGAAAGTAAACAAATTCGGCGCGGACGGTGCGGGCTTCAACGTAGATGGTAACATGGCGAAAATGTGGTATAACATTCCTGCCGCCGAACGCGCGAAGTTAATAGCAAGTTGGGAAAAGTCAAAGATCAATGTACCGGACGTGATAAAACAGAATTTAACGAAGCCGCTACCGCCTGCCGACTTTGTAGAAATACCGAAAAGCGTAGTTCCCGACAAACCCCCGATAAAACCGCCGCCCGCGCCGGTTGAACCGCCGACGAAAGTAAAACCGCCCCCGATAGAAACGAATCCAGAGGAAATAATAGTAGCACCACCCGATCAACCCGCGCCTTCTAATGCAGGCGGGTATAATTGGGGCGAATTAGACGAAAAGCAAAAGAAGTTAATGAACAATTTGCAATGGTACGTGAAAAGCGGGAAGAAGTTAGACCCCGACGGTGCTATGGTTTATACGTGGGATACGTTGAGCTATGAAACCCAACAAATGAAATTGAAGCAATGGACTTCGAAAGGTTTTACTATCCCGCCCGAACTGGTAATAAAAGGCGACAGCCTTACCGAAATTAATATTATTCAACAGGCAGCAGATATAGCAGATCAACCGTCCCCGAAGCCTTGGGCTTATAAATCCCTTGACGATGCGGTAGAACAAGTTAAAAAGGAATTCAAATTTAAAGACGGGGTGGATTTCGACGGGTTCGATACGGACGCGGATAAACTACTTCTTCTAAATGACTACGGCGCACATATGAACAATGTTTTACAAAGTAACCCGAAACTGCAAAGCATTGTAAACGATTGGGGGCATGGAACCAAGCTATCTTTTGCAAACCGTAGTACTTTAGGTGGCGGTACGTTGGGGGTTTACAGCGATACCGAATTTACTTTGAAGTTAGCAGCTAAACGCGCAATGAAAAACAACGCTGCGTTTGGTAAAAATGCTTTTACGGTGGGCGACGATTTCTTTACCGTGTCCCGGCACGAATTCGGACATTACGTAGACGAAACTATTCGAACATACCAAGGGCCGTGGCAGCAGGGGGGAACGAAAGGACTTGGGTTCAATCACCAAACCGAATGGCGCAAGGTTTTTCAATCTTATAGTAAAGAAGATTGGGCCAAAATGTTTGGAAAGTATTCTTCGGACAATAAATACGAAGGTTTTGCAGAAGTCTTCGCGCTTTACACTTCGTCTGAATATAAAGCCGGTACAATGCCATATAAGATCGAAGAATATATGCACCGGTTGTTAGGCGGGCCATTAGCAGAAGCGAATCCATCAACAGTAGTAAAACCAATAAAGAAGCCTAAAGTCACAAAGTCGGCAATACCGGCAAAGCTGCAAACTGCTTTTAAGAATCCCGAACACCAAGAAATGTTTAATCAAATGTTTACGGAATACCGGGAAAAGAAGCTAACTGTAGCGGAAATAAAAAACGAAATACGCGCACGTTGTCCTAATGTCAGAACGGCATTAAATGATTGGCAGGGTAGTACGCAAACCCCGCGTGCTTCGGCGTTGAAGTTGAAAGCTGAATTGTTAGAAAATCGTAACGACATTAAATTTTTCGCCCGTAAGGGCAATACGCTTCAAATGAGTAAGATTCAGAGAATAGCAAACGAAATGCCCGACGAAGAATATTTGCGTATTCGTGCTATTGTCCAAGAATACTACGACCGCAAGAAAACAAAAACGGTTCCGCTTTATCGCGGAACAGACGGTAGAAATTCGGGGCCAGAATTTAGGCGACGGATTAATGATGCTAAAGCTAGCATCCCCGAAGAAAATTGGAATACTGCCGAAGTACAGATAGAAGAACCAAGTTTGACGGGTTGGAGTTCTAGCGAAGCAATAGCAGACCGTTTCGGCGTGCGTTCGGGCGGCGTTACTGCTAGCGTGGATATTCCAACGGAAGAAATATTTATTCCCGATACCCTTTGGCCTAAAGTAAGCTATTCAACAGAAAAAGAATTTGTTGTTTTTAGCAAGTTTGAAGCGAAGTATAAATTATCCGAATTCAGAAGCGGTTATAAACCAACTATAGCAAAAGCGGCAAATGCGGAAGCATTGGCGCAAACTTCGTTGACCTTTTCTAAAGCGGTAGAATATCAGATACCCGATTTTTCATTGGTAATAGAATCCGAATTGCAAATGAAAGAAGCTATTTCTACTTACGTTGCGAAGCAGGCCGTAGCAACAGTAAATCAAACGGGCAAATTGTCTTCCGGTAACTGGAAAGCTTTGCTATCAAAGAAGATAAAAGGTGTAAAAGACGCAATAGCAAACGACGAAACCGTTAAAATATTTAATTCTAGCATAGGTTCGGATAAGAAGGAAAAGTTTTTAGAGCTATTGGAAGAAGCTTACAAGACCGTAGATTTATCGGGCGATAAGACCGGTGGCGAAATGAAGCTATTAAATATAATCATGGAAAGCTTGACATAATGGCAAAAGACTTATTTGGAGAAGAAATCGAGTTAAAACCGGTCGGCGTAGTAGTAGAATATTCCATGAACGCGCAGGACGCCGATTGGTTAATGGCAGTACAGTTGGATAAAGTAGCGAAGAATAGCAAAAAGCGTTTTAAGGACGAAGCCCAACGCCGATTGGACGCAATGGAAGAAGACCCAATGATTCGACCGGAAGGAATGTAGATGCTAACACCGCCGCAATGCTATTTACGCAGATGCAAACATTACCAAGGCGTGCGCCACTTGCGCGAAGCCGACGAATCGACCGAAGTAAACTATTGTCCCGCGTTCCCCGAAGGAATACCGAACGATATAGCGTATGGTGCTAACTTACATACGGAACCGCACGCGGATCAAACGGTAGTAGAAGGGGAACCGGTTATTTTGTTCGAACCCGAATAATTTTCTTGCAAGGTTCTAAAAAACAAGGTAGAAAAAAGTACTATGAAGTCCGAAAATGACATAAAACTAATTAGCAGTTTGGCAAAGGGCTATCGGATGATAGCAACTTCTTCTTTTAACGTACCGGATGGTACAAGGGGGTGGATACCATGCAAAAGCTAAAGTTGGATGAAAACGGAGTAGTAGTAGTACAAGACGGAAAGCCGATCTACTTGGACGCGGACGGAAAGGAATTAGCCGCCGACGTTCCCGCAATGTATCAGAAGATCATTGATTTGGGAAAAGAAGCTAAGAAGCACCGCGAATCGTCGGAAACATTCGCGGAAACTTTGAAGCTATTCGACGGAATCGAAGACCTTCCCGCATGGAAAGAAGAAGCCGTAAAAGCGATTGAAACCGTCGCCAATCTGAACGACAAGGATTGGATGAAAGCCGAAAAGGTCGAATCGCTTAAACGTCAAATGAAGGAAGCGCACGAACAGGAAGTAGTAAATCTGAAAGCTTCCTACGACAACAAAGGCAAGGAACAGGAAGCTATCATTTCGAAGCAGAAAGGGCAGATTCGGCAACTTCTGGTATCTGCTAAGTTTGCTTCTTCCCCGCTTTTTTCGGGTGACAGCCCGAAAACCACGCTATCGCCCGATATCGCCGAAAGCTTCTTTGGAAAGAACTTTTCGGTAGAAGAAATCGACGGGGAACTGGTAGTACGCGCTTACTACAATAACGGCGACTTGATTTATTCCCGCGAAAACCCCGGCGAACCCGCTTCTTTCGAAGAAGGGATTATGGAAGTATTCGAAAAATATCCCGGCAAGGACAAGTATTTGAAGTCCGCGCAATCTTCGGGAAGTGGGGCAGGCGGCGGAACCAGAACCGGCGAACCGGAAACCGACATTCAAAAACTCGAAAAGCAGTACAAGGAAGCTATCGATAAAAAGCAGACCGGTTTAGCTATCACTATCAAAAACCGCTTGCACGAAGCACGAATGAAAGCAAGGGGCAGGGCAGCTTAGCTTTTCTGCGTTGCGGTCGCTTCCAAAATACTTTACTATCATTTAGAGAAAGGACTTAAACAATGGGTAACGTATCCGCAGCCGCAACAGTATGGAATTGCCCGAACTATACCGGCGAACTGTTTTTGATCGGGGCGAACAAGACCCCGTTCCTTAACATGATCGGCGGTTTGCAGGGCAATGCTATTCGTACGGTTAAAGACTTCCAATTTCCCTTGGCGCAGCCTTGGGCGTTGGAAGCAGTTTCGCAACCGGCGATTTCCGAAACCGCTTCACTAACCGCGCCGACACCGGTTACATATGTCCGCGCGCAGGACGTGAACACCTGTCAAATCTACCAACGCAAAGTTTCCGTATCCTACGCGAAGCAAAGCGTTACCGGTCAAGTGACCGCCGACCCGACAACGGGGTTGATTGACATTTCCGACGTTCAGCCCGTCCAGAACGAAAGGGATTTTCAAATCAACGCCCATATGCGCCAACTGTCAATGAACATTGACTACACCTTTCTTAACGGCGCATATCAGCAGGCGACGGATGCCGCAACCGCAGCGAAAACGCGCGGCATTATCACCGGTTGTACTTCCAATACCGTCGATGCCGGGACCGCTGCACTCGACAAAGACCTTATCGACCAACTGCTACGCACAATGGCGACGACCGGCGCGGAGTTTATGAACCCGGTTATCTTCTGCGGTGCTTTCCAGAAGCAAAAGCTTTCCAATATCTACGGATATGCACCGGAAGACCGCAACGTGGGCGGTGTCAATATCAAGCAAATCGAAACGGACTTCGCGGTACTCGGTATCGTTTGGGCACCGAATGTTCCTGCCGCGACTTTGCTTGTCGCCGATGTAGCATTTTGTTCGCCGGTCTTTCTGCCCGTACCGGAAAAGGGCGTTCTGTTCTACGAAGAACTTTCCAAAACCGGTGCTTCGGAAGAAGGGCAGATTTACGGACAGGTCGGCCTTGACTATGGCCCGGAAGAAATGCATGGTACAATCACGAACCTTGCAACTTCCTAACAAGCCGGTCGGCAAATAGTAAAAAGTACTTCGACCGATTAACAAAACCAAGTTAGGGGGTAACAATGGCAAGCAAAAAGAACGCGGAACGTCGTCGTCGCCTTGCGAACAATCCAAGCGTTCATCCCGAAATGCGTTGGCTTGTAGGACAGCTAAACGCAAGCGGAGTTTTCGGGACGACAACCACGACGACAAGTACTACCAGTACGACGACCACAACGTAAGCGGTCGTTCTTTGACATACACCTTTTAACAGGGGGATTTTGCTATGCGTTTTTATCAAGGCGGGCGACCCGCCGTAATTTGGAATCCTTCGACGAAACGACCCTTAGCAGAATTTGTAAAGGGCGTATTCGAAACGGAAGACCAAGCGATAATCAAAGTCCTAAAAGAAAAAGGGTACATGACGCAGCAGCAGCAGGAAGAACTTGTCAATATGCAACGGCAAAGCGGCTTTCAGCAGCAGGGTTACGCTGCCGCTACTCAAAATTTAGCGGCAGGCGGACAACAGATAACGCCAAACAGACAAGTTGGGCCTGCAACCGAAGAAGAAGCAATAGCTTCCGAAACGGAAGAAGCGTCGCCGAAACAATCAAGGGCTTTGAAGCGACCGCGAAAGAAGCGGTAGTAAAGTCTTCCAAAGGAAATCGTTATGCCCGACGTGGTGAAGGACAGACACTTGCGCCAAGTGCGCCCCGATATCTTCGAATTCGGACAGACAAATTTCAAAGCACAAATGGACGAAGCCGAAGACATAGTAAATAGGGCGTTGGATGCGCGTTGGTATCGGCGCGTCGCGCAAGACAATGGGCTTGACTACCAAACGACGCCCTTCGAACCTGCGAAAATGCTAAATGCAGATTCGCAGTTATGGCGCGTCTATACCTATAAGTCGCTTGAACTGATATACTTGTTCCTAATGAAGAATACACCTAACGGCGACGCGTTCGACCGCCAAAGAAAGATATTCGCCGAACTCTACAAGGAAGAACTTAGCGAAATACTAACGGCGGGTATCGATTACGACTTCGGTGGCGACGATTCGATAGGGGCAGGCGAAAATTTAGTTCCTTCGGTTCGGCGACTTGTACGGGTGTAGTATATGCCTGCGCCAAATCCAGAATTACGGGTGGAAGGCGGGCAACGCCTAGTTCGTTTCTTGAATATCGTTACGGACGAAATGGTTAGCCCGCGTTTCCTAAACCGTATAGGAAACTTCGTTAGGACGCGGATTAAAAGCCGCACCCTAGTAGGCGTTGATGCAGACGGACACGCGTTCAAGCCCTATTCACCGTCTTATAAGCTATTCCGTATAAAGCATAGACGACCGGCGAATAAAGTCGATTTGTTCTATTCGGGATCGATGCTAAATGCTATCGATTACCAAGTAAGACCAAGGGAAGTACGAATTTTTATTCGTCCCGGTACGGATAGCAAAGGCACGTCCAACCCCGCCAAGGCATATTACATTCAAAACAAACAGAAGCGGAAATTCTTCGCTGTAAGCGCGGCAGACGAACTAAAGATTCGTGCAATGTTCGAAGAACGCGTAAAAGGAATTATCGACCGTGGCGGACGACAGTAAAAGGGAACGGATCATTAAGCGGGTAGAAGAACTTGTTCAATCCGTCGAAATGATTAAGACGGTTAAGCGTATCATGCCTTCGCTAGAAGACTTGGAGAATTACGCGAATACTCAACTACCCCTTGCCGCTATCGTAGGTCAACTTCCAGTACCGCAGGCAAAAGTAAAAGGGCGCGGGCCGGGGGCTACGCGGGATTACTTTCGCAGTATGCTTCGGGTGAACGTCTATGTTTACTTCATGGACAACGAAGCCCCCGACGCAACCCTTTCGTTTTTACTAGACGAACTTTGGCGAATACTATATGCAGACCAACAGCTACAAAGCGAACAAGCTACCGGACTTGCATATGGAATCGAACTGCGACCAGAAATGGAACCGGAAGTTTACTATCCCTATTACGCTTTTCTACTGTCCGTCGATGTAACTTACTTTCACCAAATAGAAGGGATATAAGAAATGCCTACACCGCCAAGTACAGACAACTACGTTATCGGCAAAGGCGTTATGTCCATTGCCGAATGGTCGGGCGGCGCACCGGGGGCGTATATCGATATGGGTAACTGCCCTGTAGTAGACTTGGAACCGACAGTAGAACGGTTAGATCACTTTTCTTCGCGCGCGGAACTTCGCGAAAAAGACAAAAGCATTATAGTCGAAGTCGGCTACAATTTGACTTTCGATTGCGACGAAATCGCGGCGCGAAATCTGAAACGTTTTCTACTCGGCGACATTACGGGCGGTAACATTGTTTACGCAATGCAGAACCCGAACCAAGAATACGCCTTGAAGTTCGTTACCGATAATCCGGTTGGGCCGAACTACACTTGGGAATTTTGGAAAGCTACTCTTGCCCCCAATGGCCCTATGTCGTTGATCGGGGAAGAATGGATGGTTATGTCATTCCTAGCCGAAGGACTCGCAGACCGCGCGAATCATCCCGAAAGTCCGTTTATAACGGTGACAGGAATTACTACCACAACCACTTCTACCACGACAACCTAACCAACGGACGTAAAGCAAAGGAAGCGGCGTAATGAGAAATAGGGAAATCGTAAAAATCGACGAAGAAGAATTTTCTATCAAGGAACTAACGGTTAAAGAAATTATCGACCTGTATAACGGTATCCTTGAAGAAGACTTGTCGGCAGAAAACTTCAAAACACAAATTCCAGAAGTTTTGAAATTGGTCTGTCCCGAATTGACATTGGAAAGGCTACAATCGTTTACACCTTCTGCAATAATGAAACTTTGGCAAGGATTTACTACTGCGAATTCATCTTTTTTCGACATAGCGCGAACCTTCGGAATCCAACAGTTAGCAGAAGAAGTTCGCGCCAACGTGGTAGAAATTCTTCGGGGGGAATTTTCAAAGCGTGTTGCAGATTAATCGAAGCGGGGCATACCAACGTTCTGAATTATGGTTTTTCCTATTTCCTTACTGCCGTAGAAGTCCATGCCGAAATTGTTTTAGACGATCTTAAAAGTACTGCGTTAGCAACGCGTATCGCCTTCGGCTCGGACAAAAAAGAATTCCGACGCTTTATGAAGTTGAAATCGTAGGGGGTACGGGATGCCGCAGGCAGTAGATATAATAATATCCTTCCGCGATAAATTCAGCGCGGGGATACGAAAAGTAAAATCCGAAATGAAGGGTCTAGGCCAAGAAGCAAAAGGTCTAGGCGCAAGGCTTAAAACGGTACAAGGTGCGTTGGGTGCTTTCGGGCTTGCGGCAGGCGGCGCGGCAGTAGTCGCCGCCTTTTCCAAAGCTGTAGGCACGTTCAAAGAATTTGACGATACCATGCGTGCCGTTGGCGCGGTTTCGGGTGCTACTACCGAAGAACTTCAAATGCTTCGGGATACCGCCGAAAAAATGGGGGCGGAAACCCGATTTAGCGCAAGCGAAGCCGCAGATGGTCTTCGCTTGCTATCAATGGCGGGCTTAAGCGCCGCAGATTCTATAGAAGTACTACCTTCCGTTTTGCAGTTGGCTTCGGCAGGCATGGTTGATCTTGGAACCGCTGCCGATATTGCTACAAATGTAATGTCCGCTTTCGGCCTTACGGTCGAAGAACTTCCCCGCGTTAATGACGTTCTGGTAAAAACCTTCACTTCTACAAATACTACCCTTGGCGAACTCGGCGAAGCGTTCAAGCTTGTAGGCCCAATTGCTAAAGGACTTGGCGCGGACTTCGAAGACTTGAACGCGGCGTTAGGACAGTTGGGTAATGCCGGTCTTAAAGGTTCGCTTGCCGGTACTTCTTTGCGTGGTGCGCTTAATGCACTATTTAATCCGACCAAAGAAGAAGCTAAATTGATGGAAGATTTAAGCCAACGTATCGGCGGGGCGGGTTTACAGATTAAAAATGCCGAAGGGGGGTTCATTGGATTTGTAGAAGTAATAAAGCAATTAGAACAAGCCGCACTTACCGGCGACGAAGCATTAAGACTTTTTGGACAGCGTGCGGGGCCGGGAATTGCCGCACTTTTGCAACAGGGTAGTAAAAGTCTTGAAGACCTTCGGGAAAAACTGCGTACCGCAGGCGGAACCGCAGAAAGAATAGCACAACAGATGGAAGCAGGATTAGGCGGCGCGTTCCGTAGATTGCTTGCGGCAACCGAAGGGGTATCAATAGCTTTAATTGATTTAATTTCCCCTGCACTTAACAATATAATAGATTCGATAGCAAAATCGTTATCAAGCATAAGCCAAGAATTAAAAAATATCCAGAAGAACGCGGATACAAAAGCAGTATTAGCAGGATTGGGAACAATTGTAGGTTGGTTGTTTAGGATAATCGGATTCCTTGGAAAGATAACAGTATTATTCAGCCCGATTACCAACGCGATAAAATCCCTTGGCAGATTTACGTTAGCATGGAGAAAAGCCTTTCCGAAAGAAGAAATAGATAAAGCCAATGATGGTCTTACCGAAACCGAACGCAAAGCCCAAGACGCATCTAAAGCTATTGGTACGGCAGGCTTTGAAGCCGCAAGATTGGCGAATAATTTAGAAGCGTCGAACGAAGAAGTAGCAGCTTTTGAAAAGCAGGCCAAAAAAGTTTACAAAGCTGCTATTGAAGAAGCGAAAAAATATGGCGAAGAAGTTTTAAAAATTGAACAAGAAATAGCACTTTCGCGATTGTCGGCGGAAGATCGTATAAGAGAACTTCGAAGAAGGACGTTATCAGAAACCGAACAATTCGAAGACAAACAAATACAGGCAGCAGAAAAATTAAAGGCCGCGCGCGAAGCAGCGGCAGAAGGGGATATAGAAGGGGTACGTCGCTTTACGGATCAAGCCAAAAACCTGTATTCTTCGCTTGCCGGGGTAGTGGAAGAAGACTTGGGCGGCGGAACCAAAACAGTTATAAAGGATATTAACGAAACAACCGACGTAGCGATTCAAGGCATTAGGGAATCGCAGGCGGTACTAGAAGAAGCCTTGGGCGCGCAGGCGGACAAGATACGGGAAAACCAAAGCGCCGCGCAAGAATTAGCAGATACGGCTAAAGAAGCTTTGGACGAAATTGCCGGGGACAGGGAAGCAAATGTTACTATCGAATTGGAGAATTTGGAACAAGCCCAATCCGATATAAACGATCTAATAAAAGACGAAACCAAACGCATACGGATAGAAGTAGAAAAGGTCGAGAAATCGCAAACAGGCGGGTTTATTCCGCGAAGTAAAAAGCTATCCGGTTATGGCGGCGGGGACAGAATCAAAGCCTTGTTAGAAGGCGGCGAATATATTATGCGTAAGGAAGCAGTTCGCAAATACGGCGCGGGAATGATGGAACAAATAAACGCTATGAAATTCAAATTGGGCGGACTAGTAGATAATTTCAATATGCCGAAGTTGCAAACGGGTGGGGCAGTTAGCAGCAGCGAACTAAAAGACTTCGGCAGGGTTGATATCGTCGTAGGCGACCGCGCCTTTCCGGTGTTGGCGCAAGCCGGGGTAGTAGAACAGTTGAAGGAACATATAACGCGCGAAAATTTAACGCGGAGTAATTAAAAATGGCAATTACATTAGGCGGCATATCACTACCGGACGTTGTTATAGAAAATGAATTTTCACAACGACAGGTAAGGGCAGTAGTAGAATTTTCTTTAGGGGGATCGCCGCTTATTTGGGAAGACAATTATTATGGAAAGGATATTACTTTAGTTGGCGCAGACGATTTCGCTTGGATCGACCGAAGTACATTGCAGCAGTTATTTGCTATAGCAGGCGTACCGAACGCGTTTTATACTTTGGATTATGAAGGGGAACTTTACAGCGTTCGATTTAAACATGAAATGCCCCCAGTAATATCTGCTACGCCTATCGTACCAAGGCCAAACCACGACAGCGGCGACTATTACAATAATTTGGAAATCCGGTTAATGGAAATCGAACCGGAAAGTATCAGTATTAGCATAAGCCAAAGCAGTAGTAGCGAATCGGAAAGCAAGTCTTCCGAATCGTCGAGTAGCGAAAGTTCGCAAAGCAGTAGTTCTTCTTCGGAATCAGTTAGCAAGTCAAGTTCTTCCGAATCAAGCGTAAGCGTATCGTCACAAAGTAGCGAATCGTCCGAATCGTCTTTTCCGATAACAACGACAACGACGACAACTACTACCAGTACGACAACGACGGGAACATAGGGGGTAGAAAATGACTATCGCAATATCGGACGTTAAATTTCGAAAGCCTGTAACCATTACGGATACGGGCGTTAACGGGGGAAGAAAAAGCAGCGTCCAACGTTTGACCAACGTTCGACATTCGCTTTTCCCGCGCGTTACCAAAGCCGAACGCACCGCAGGGGTAACGCGCTACAGGAAAGATTTTTGGTGCAACGAAAACGCGTTGGACGAAATCGCTTACGATGTACTATTGTATATCGAATTTCCTTCCAATGGCGGCGACCGTTTTTATATCGGACGTGGTACGCAATCCGATATCCAAAGCGAAATGCTATTAGACCCGCCGATATGGGGCGGTTGCGGAAAGCTGAATAGCTCACTTGTGGGCGGGGAAGGTTCTGTAGACTTGCTAATGGAAGCAGACGATTTCGAATTTCGAAACGGCGGAATACTTCATTTGTCCGACAAGTTCAAAACCGGACAGACCGTAGATAGCGACGTTCAAATTGGCGATAGCGTTACGTACAGCGGCGGAACTTGGTCTAAGATTGCTTCTACTACCGATATTATCTACCCCAACGGCGTATATGTAGGAAGCAACGTTGTTATGACAAATGAAACCGGCGTTAGCAACGAAGAATTTTTAACTATCGCCGAAAACCTTACGACCGACGAAGACATAGGCAACGGGAACGGAAGCTCTACTTCCCCGGCATTAACCGATCTTGCTAACGTTACCAACGGGCTTGTCGGCAAGGCAGGCTTTCAACCGGTAATTACTGCTACGTGCGGCGGTACGCAGCGGACAGTTACCATAGATGAAAACGGCGATTGCAGCGGCTACTGTTCTGCCGGTCAAATCAATATGGATACGGGCGTATGGATTACCGATATTACATGGACAACCGCACCGGACAATGCGACCGATATTTTAGCTACCTATTACGACAAGCCTTATTCGTATTCGGGCAACGTCGCTACGGTAGAACTTGAAAGCGGGGTTACGGTAGCGAACGCATATTCTTCTACCAATACGTACGGGGCGGATTGCGTAGAAAATGACGACGACGAAGTAAAACCGCTTGTATCCAACTGGAACGAAAATAGCGTAAGTGGAACCTACGACGAAACAAGCTACCCGTTGGCATTAAACAATGACGGGGCAGAAGAAGACCAATGGACAATTACCTTTACTTCTGCTACGGCATTTACGGTTAGCGGTCTGTATGCCGGTAGCGTCGGAACTGGAAGTATTTCCGCCGACTTCATTCCTATTAATCCTAACACCGGACAACCTTTCTTCACTTTACTTTCTGCCGGTTGGGGCGGAACGTGGGCGAACGGGGAAACCTTGCAATTCAGAACGCACCCCGCCGCGCTTCCGGTTTGGTGGAAAGAAATAGTTCCCGCTGCAACGGCAGCAGAAAATAACAACTTGTCAATCATGGGTTGGTATGCAGAATAAAAGGTAGTAAATTATGGGTTGGCTCGGTAATTGGGCGTATCGTCGCAAGATTGTTATTCCCGCGTCAAAGATCGATGATACGTTAAATAACTTCCCCTTGCTAATAATATTCGGCCCGTCCGATACGGACTTTCACGCCGAAATGACTACAAGCGATTGGGGCAAGATAGCTTGTACGACCGATGATGGAGTAACGCAGATAAAGGGGGTAGTAAACCGATCCCGCAGTTCCCCCGATAATCATTGGTCGGGTACAGTAATAGTTCCGCAGATAGATAAGAACGTAGATACAATTCTTTACTTCTATTACGATTCTTCCCAAGCTTTTAATACTACTTATTGGGGAAGCGCACAACACCCAACGAATTCGCCTGCCGCCGACGTATGGAATTCAAATTTTATCGGAGTATATCAATTTGGACAAGCCCCTTCGACCGGGGACGAACTTTGGGATTCTACCGGCAACGATAACTACGGTGATGCTATCGGGGCCGTATCGCGCGTAGACAATGAATTTGGCGCAGCTTGGAATTTCGATGGTTCTACCGGTTATGCAGAAGTATTTGATACTTCGCCCTTTGTCGGCCTTTCTGCTATTACTATTGAAATTCGATTTAAGAAGGATTCTGAAATTGATTGGATGAAGTTAGTAGACCTTCGTAAATCCGATCTTTCAAACGATGTCTTTCGAATCTACTTGGACGACGATGTAACCGACCGCGATTTTGATTGTCAAATGTTCAATGATTCGGATGCCGTAATGTTTACGCTTCATTCGAACGGGGGGTTCAATAATGACGAATGGTACACGCTTCAAGTTACTTATGATAAAAATACCAATACTGCACGAATGTACGTCAATGGTGAATTTCGCGACGAAGTTACAGGGACAAGCGAAGACCTTAATTCTTCTACCGATAACGGACTTTACTTCGGAAGAATACCAACGGGTAGCGGTCATTTTTTAGACGGGCAACTTTTTGAAGTCCGCTTTTCTGATATCGCCCGCCCCGTCGCGTGGTTGAAAGCAACGCATCTTAGTTTATCAAATGAACTAATCACAATCGAAGAAGAAAACAGCAGCGAATCGAGTTTTTCGCAAACAAGCAAATCGAGCAGTTCCGAAAGCAATAGTTCTTCTTCCGAATCGTCCGGTTCTTCTTCTTCCAGTTCCGAAGACAGTAAAAGCCAATCGTCCGCTTCCGATGGATGGTTGCCGGGATACCGCTATAGAGTAAAATTAACTATCGATAACACGAAGGTTGATGGCGACCGGACAAATCAACACGCGGGCATACACATTAGCGCAGACAGCGGCCCGTCAAGTCAAGACCTTACTTGGCTTTTTGATTGGTTGCCAAACCCGCGCGATTGGCGAAGACTTGCGTTTACACAAGGCGACGGGGTTTCGCGTCTATATGCAGACGTAGAACGGTGGACACCAGAAGACAACGAAGCTTGGATATGGGTTGGTGATAGTACAGGCGCGTGGACGTGGTTTGGTTCATCCGATACGGAATTCTATTTATACTTCGATCCACTTACTTCCGACGAAACTTATATTAGCAAGGGTGGTGGTGTTGGCGGCGACGCTTATACTTCTTCTTTACCTTATATATTTAATATAGACGAAGATGCAGTAGAAAATAAATTTCAATACGACAGCGGTTATGCGGATTCCGCCAACGATTTACAAATGTTTGGCGAATGGATGCCCGAACATTTTGTAGAAGGGCCAAACGGACATAGGGCGCTAGTATTTAACAACGGGGAAGGATTTAGATTTTTACGTGGGGCATCTAATGATTTTAGTCAATTAAAGGGGGCAACTACCGGCATTTCTATTGAAATGCTGATTAAATTTACTGCTACTCCGCCACAATTAGATACCATACTTGATTTTTCAGAAATAGGCAGCCGTGGCGTGGCAAGAGTAGTAAAAGTACGTTATTCGTCAACAAATGGAATTATACTTATTGTTTTTGATTCCAGTAATAGTGAAATAGATATTCTAAATACCGCTTGGTTTCCTTCAATCGGAACTTGGTATTATGTAGCCCTTATGTATAATCCAGTTGGTACGCAGGCAGTATTACAAGTTAATACTACCGAACAAGCCAACGATACTTCTTTTGGATCGGGACAATTAGCAGGCGGGGGAACGGGAAATACTATATACATAGGCGCTAGCGCAAGCGCAGATGCAAGCGACCAACAGAATACACGATGGTCGAACGTAGAAATAGCAAGAATAGAATTTAGCAGCACAAGTAGGGGAAAGGCTTATCGTGATACCCAATACTATCAATATATAGACGACGCGATTACATGGGGGGCGTTAGAAGGTGATGTTTCCGAAAGTCCGTCGTCGCTATCATGGAGTAGTAGCCTTAGTTCTTCTTCCAATTCGTCAGAATCATCGGCAAGTAGTATATCGTCTACGTCGTCGAGTTCGTCCAGTTTAAGTGTTTCCAAAAGTTCTACTTCTTCTTTGTCTGAATCCAGTTCGTCGCAATCAGTTAGCAAAAGTTCCAGTTCCGAATCGTCGGTATCGTCGGAATCCAGTACCAGTAGTTCTTCTTCGTCCGAATCGTCTACGTCGTCGAGCAGCGAATCAAGCGAATCAAGCCGAAGCAAGATTAGCGACGTTGCCGGGATTATCGGACATATTGGCGGAATGGGCGAACAAGCCTTCGCCGCGAATATAAACCCATTGGGAATTCAAAACCATATTACTGCTATTAATACTTTAGTCGAACCGGTGCTATCGCAGATAACCGCTATAAATGAATTAAGCGGCGACCCTGCTAGCGCAGTAATCGTAGCAACGAACGAAATAAGCGATAAGGACATAGCGCAGGGAATAGTAAAGAACTTAATCACAATCGGATCATACGGCGCGCAGTTTCAAAGCGTTGATTGGAATATATTTTTGGACGGGGTTAGCATCCGTAACAAGATAAACGAAGAATCGATATCGGTACAATTCAACGAAGCGACCGTACATAATACTATCAATTTTTCTTCAATTGACCGAAGCTTGTTTTTACGGTGCGATACTCTTATTAATTATGGTCAACCGCGTTTGCGATTGGATATAAGCGGGCGTACCTTTTGGTTTTTGCTTGAACGACGCGCAGGCGACGAAATTAATTTTCAAATTTGGGGAAGAAGTATTTCTGCCTTGGACGACGAACCATATGCTACTACGGTGGATTTCACGCTAACGCAACCGACAAGCGCGAAAGAAGTTGCGGAAACGATAGTACAATCAAACGCGGTTGATTTCCAAGTTATCGATTGGGTTTTGCCAATCGATTTCGAATTCAGCGGAACACCAGTAGAAGGACTTCTGGAAATTGCCAACGCGATTGGCGGTGTATTACGTTGTAAAGACGACGGTAGCTTTTTGATTAGAAGAAAGTACCCCGTTCGTCCGGTTAATATTCCTAATGCCGCTGCGAACGTCAACTATGATAGGGTAGCAAATATAATCCAATTAAGTTTCGAAGACATTAAAGGCAGCGGTTGGGATAGGGTAGAAGTAATAGGCTATGCCCCCGGCGCGCAAATCCCTGTTTTGGAATTGGAAGAAAGTTCACCGGTACGCGGAACGGAAGTACACCTTCGCGTATATTGGGCGAACAACGCCCCGACCGAAGAAGTAGAAGAATTCGTAACAGATGGTTTGATTTCCGATCTTGGAAGCTATACCGAACAGAAAACCGAAACCGTCGTATTTACAGAAGGTACGGCAGATACACAATATCCGATTACTTCGCTTGACAGTTTCGAATTTATCGGCTTCGATGCAGGCATTATAACGGCAACGCAATACACAACCGAATTGAATTTAAGCAGTACAGATTTATACGCTATTGCTACGGTTACATATACTACCACTTATCAACGCTATATGATGTTCGACCACGACGTTGTAAAGCTTTTAACGGTGCTATCCATACCGACCGCAAGCGATACGTCAATAATCGTTCAAATGGGTGAAGGCTTGAATCCTTCCCCGCGCAATATCGAACAAGGATTGCTAACAAATGAAGCCGTAGCGGTAGAACGTGGTTTGGCTTTCTTGGATTTGAACCGTTACGACCGTCGAAGAATAGTACTATCCGTTCCTTATTCGGACAGTACTCAAGACGGAAACATTGCATATTTGAATGAAGACGAACTAAGCATTGTCGGCAACGTGCATATATCGGCGGTAGAAATTAATTTCAAAGGCCCGCAAGTAACCAATAGGGTAGAAGTAGAACTATGCCTACTTTAAAAAGAATGTTAGCCCCCGCACCGGAACGCAAGGTTCTTTCGGGGGAAGTAATAAACAAAAATGCCAATAATACTTACAATGTTAGCATTGGCGGACGTATTTTAATCGTGCGTTCTACTGATACTGCTATTAAGAAGGGAACGCGGGTTGTTATTAATAAAGCCGACGAAGGGTATTATATAATTACTACTGAAAAACGAAGAACCAGAAACTTGCAAACGGTGATTGTCAATGGTTGAAAAAGTAACCCATATAACGGATTTCGACGAAGAATACACTACCCTTGCCGAAGGAATCACTATCGAACTTGACGATAGCGCGAATCTTTCCGCTAACAATGAAGTTCGCAGCGATTTCGCACCGGACGGAGTAGACAAAGCTTTTCTTCGTGTAATTGTCGATAACCGGGACTTCGAATACGAAATAAAGCACAATGGAACCAAGATAACAAAAGAAGGTACAAATATTGCTATCGAGCATACGGAAACGTTGAAGTTCTATGACGAAGCGACGCAGGAATTAGCCTACAAGCCGATAGTATCTAAAGACCCGTACGTATATACTTTTATCGGGGCGCAGCCGAAAAATGAAAATGGAAAACTGCTAGTACCAACGTTTGACGGTAAGACGGTTCGCTTTCCCGAATCTGTAGTAGCGTCAATAGAAGTAACGTACAAATATTCGGCGGATCGTTGGGGACTTACAAGCCAGTATAGCGGCGATATTCTGGTAGTGGCAATACAAGACCGCAACGGAGAAATAGCAAAGGATACCGAAGACGTAACCTTTACAGCAGAAGCAGGCGAAACGCAAGAATACACATTGGTAGTAAAAGACTTTTGCGACGATGCAGAAATAGCAGGGGCAACCGTATATTTAAATGGGGCTTTGGTCGGAACTACCGGAAACGACGGTACGATTTTTCTTGGCGAATTATTTATAGGACAGGAATACTTCTTACGCGTAACAAAAACAGGATATATAAATTCAGATGAAGACACGCTTCTAAACGATAGCTTTATACCGGAATCGTAAATGAAAACGTTAACCGTCCATTTGTGTAGAAAAACATTAGGCGAAAGGGCGGGGCAAGTTTCGTTTGACGATCAAGCCGACGTGATAGAAGTAGATGCAGAAAATAAAACTATCACTACCAAGATCATTGAACGCAGCCCGCCCGATACTTGCCGCAGGCCAATTCGTCGTTTAATACAAACTTATTTATTATCCGAAGCCTTTGGGGGAGTAGGCGGGGTAGCGATATCGGAATGTAACCCCGGTTGCTTCTGGTACGACCCTGTAAAGAAAAGCTACGTACGTTGGGATCGTGCGCGGATCGTAGGCGAAGACACGATTTACGATACGTACCCAATTATAGAGTACTATAATCCCGATCATTGTCATTGGTTTAGAACTGAATTCTTAGTAGACGGGCCACCGAACGTACCGGAAGACTATGGTGAAGGTTTGGATTTATTGGCCTTTACAGAACCGGACGCACCAAATAGAATACCGGATCAAAGCGACCCCGATTCGCAATTTACTGGTAGTACTTGGACGGAATACATTTTAAATCAAAATGTAATAGTCCCCGGTATGCGAATGTTAGCATTTCATTGGTTCAATGACCGAAGACAAACTTCGCGATTAATTGGTAGCTATTCATGGGAATATCTTTGTACGTGTTGTCTTACCGGGGGAACAATATTAGCAAGGGTAGGCGAAGTAAAAGACCCGCTGCATTTTTATATTGTCGGCGTGGAAGGAATAGCACAAAAGGGCGTACCGTCCGATTTCATAGATTGGCAAGTGGGCGATTGGGTTTATTTACTGCCGATGCCCGTTAGCGACGATTGCCAAGACGTGCTACGAAAAGCCCCTTGTAAAGCGGCTTGTGGTAAATGGCATCCAAGCGAATCGGATAGGGATACACAAGGTAGTAGAACTTTTATGATTATCCCGTTAAAGATTTGGGAATATGGCGCATGAAACAATAAAATACGGCTTGAATGACGTTCCCGAATTATTCAATACTTGTTTTATCAAGGGAACAATAATAGCCGTAAACGAATTCAATAATTCCGCCGATATTTCAACGGCAGAATTCGGAACGCTTTACGGTGTTCCAATTTTCTATCATTGTCCAGATTCAAGCGATACTTCGAACGGATGGAACGCGTTTGAAGAAGACGACGAAGTAGTAGTAATTGTTCCAAACGCGGTTAATAACTTAGCCCCGAATCCGAATAAAATAAAGATAGTCGGTTTTTGGGATAACCAACCGCGCCCCTGTATCGGCGAAGGCTTCTTCGTGGCAAGGGCGGGCAATTGGATCGTTGTATGGGACATAGCAAAAAGACAATATGCCAAAGGAATAATAGACGACTACGATCAAGAAGTACTATCGTGGCCTAAAAATATAAACGACTTGGACGATTGGTACGCACTTACTTTCCAAATAGGCGAAACCGGGATAGGTCAATGGGGCGGCAGCGATCTTTGGCAACAGTTCGTAACGTGCGGTTTTACTACTTCCCCTAACTGCGTTTTGCGCTCGGATAATAAATACGCAGAAAATACAGTTTATATATTGGGCGAAGGGGGCGATCCAGTAGACGATCATTGCGAATCTACGCGTTGGTCGTGTAACCAAACGGTTCGTACGGAATATTGCGATCCCCCCAACGAAACGGATAAAAAAGAAGAAGAAGTAAATATTCGCAATCAAAGAACAACGGGGGGCGGTTTAGCAGGATTAGACAAAGCTTGGACAGGTTCTAATTTATGGGGAACTTATAATGCTACTGTAAATGGCGTAACTATTCAAATTGCGGGCGTTAGTGGGGGCGGAAACGACGAAGGGGACGAAACAACCATAATTTCATATTATTCCTGCCCCGGCGAAGTCCCTGCGGGTTGGGAATGTGAATATTTTTCTTGGCAGTATAGTGATTTTATAGGGGAAGTACATACCCCTTGGGGGAAAATGTTTGAAGACGTAGCAATGGTAGATCGTTTTTTGGAATATACCGGGGATAAAAGCGGGGGTGGATCATATACGGGTTGTGAAATTGACGCTTGTACCGGGTACAGTAAAGTAGCATTATTAAATAATCCGGTACGCGATACAAGATATGCTAGAAGGTTTTACCAAGAAGCAGTAGGGGGTTTTTCCGAAGGAAACGCACTAGGGGTTTTTATCGTCGGATTTTGTAAACAGGCTTATTATACGTATGGTACTTGTAGTCCGGTGCAAGGGGACGATATAAAACAACTAGATGCAATCGGCGTTATTGGATTTTACGAAGATAATACTACCATAGATTTAACGGCAGAAACCGAAACACCGGACGTAAGGGAAGGATTGATTAATTTAGTAGAAGCCTACCACGACGACGTAGGGGATTTTAGTTCGATTCAAACATTTAGGGTATATCATAGAAAGTACTTGACCGACTTATGATAAGGGGGGTAGGTATGGCAGAAGAACAATTCCCGCATATAGTACTACCGGAATACGAAGGCCCGGAACGAAGGCGGACGTACCAATGCTTCTGTCATCCTAAACACCAAAAAGCTATTACTACGTTGGAAAAGCGCATGGATAAAAACGAAGACAGATTGGGCGGTACTGTACCGTGGAAAATATTTATTCCGATTATGGCCCCGCTAATGCTATTGTTTGTCGCTGCGCTTTGGGGGATATTCGACAAGATATCCCAAATAAACGCAGATATGGCGGCTTTAAACACGCGTGCTATAACAACAGAAGAAAGGGTTGAACGAACGAACAATAAGATAGACAAATTGCACGACCAGATAGAAACGATAAAAGTCGAAATGCGGAAGTTAAACGGACACCATAAAGCAGGGGAAGCAGGGGGGTAGTAAAATGACAAGGAAGATCATCTTTTCGCACCGTAGAGCAGTAGGGGACGCCCTAATGTTTACGTGCGGAGTAAGAGATTTCAAGCTATTGTTTCCAGAAATTGAAATCGATGTAAGTAGTAATTTTAAGGATTCGGTTTTTCTTCACAATCCTTACCTAACCAAATTAAACAAAAAAGACGAAGGGGTAGAATTTTACAAAGTAGGATATCCGATTATCAATAACGCGAACGCGGCTAGTACGCATTTTACGCAAGGCTTTTTGTTCGATATGCTAGCGGCAGCGGATTACCACGAACGTTTACCAATGCCGATTTATAAACTAATGTCCATGTTTTCAAACGGACGGATCGGCGACCCCGATATAAAAGTAGAAGAATTAAAACCGTATCGCGATATCTGCAAAGACTTTCACCGGCAACGCCCCGACGTTCATCTAACCAAAGACGAAAAACGAACTAATATTATCCGCGATATGTACGGGGTAGAAAAGTATTGGGTTATCGCACCGGGGGGAAAGCGGGATTGCACGACAAAGATTTGGGATTGGCGGCGATTCCAAAAGGTAGTAGATTATTTCGACGGACAAATAAAATTCGTGGTTGTCGGTCGAAGCGATCATTTGGTAGAGAAGCTACGCGGCGTTTTGGATTTGACGGACAAGTTCAATGATAACTTGCGCGGAATTTTCCCGCTTGTTTATCATAGCGAAGGGGTAGTAAGTGGCGTATCGTTTCTTATGCACCTTGCCGCTGCGTTCCCGGCAACGCACGAACAATTCGAAGCAAAGGGAAGAAAGCCCTGCGTAGCAATTTATGGCGGACGCGAACCGACTACTTTTACGTGCTATACCAATCACCAAGTTTTGCATACGAACGGAGCTTGGACGTGTTGCGATAACGGCGGGTGTTGGCAAAGTCGCGTCGTACCTATTATAAAAGACCCCGACAAAAATAATAGAATGTGTCATAACACCGTTGTTCGCGAAGGCAGAACTATCCAAGGTTGTATGGATAACATTACTGCCGACGATGTTATTCGTTCAATCGAAAAGTACTACCAAGGCAATATCTATCGCTACGCAATTAAAACGCGGACAACCAAAATAGAAGTACTACCAACCCAAGACAAAGTTACCGGTATTTCTTTATTGGGCTTAAAACCAAAACCGCTTTTTTATCGCCTGCGACCAAGCAAGAAAGAAATCATTTTTCTTGCGTCCATGAAAAGCAAAGGCGGCGGCGAACAAAGCGCAGCGCATATAGTAGAACTAATGCGGGCGGCGGGTTGGAAAGTCCACTTTGTACCATATGCAGACGTACACGAAAACTTCAAAGGAATACAGTTAGCCCCGTACGACTTTTCCACGCTTGCGGCTAACCAGAAGCCCGATATACCCCTTTTCTTTTATGCCAACGATCAGATATGGGATTTTTGCGAAAAGGCCCAAGAAATCGTTGCTAAAGCGTCTGCGGTCGGTATTGGGATCAACTTTGCGAACGGTTCGCTACCGAAATGTAAATGGTTGCACGAAACCGGCAAATTGAAAGCGGTAGTATTTCAGAATGAAGAAAAGCGCGACGAATTCGACCGGGACGTTATCGGATTCGAAAACACAAACAGAGTAGTACTTTTTGGCGCAATCAATCTTGATAAGTTCCTTGATATTTGTCCGCCGAATCGAAACGGTAGCGGTAGCAAAGACTTTGTTGTATTGAAACATGGTCTACCGGATTGGCGCAAATACGTTACTAACCAAAGCCAAGGAACCGGGGACAAGATTCATATTTGGCAAAAGAAGTTCTTTAAGGAAACCGACGCCGAATTTTATTCCCGCTTGCTAAAAGATATTCCCGATATCCGATTCGAATTCATGGAAGCGCACCCCGAAGTAATAGACGCTTTCAAAGACGAACCGCGAATGAAGTTCTACAAGTTTAACGAAATACCGGTAGAAGAATTCTTGGCGCGCGGACACGTCTACTTGCATCGTATGTCTAACGCGTGGCGCGACCAGTACCCCCGCGTAGTTGCCGAAGCATTGGCAGCGGGCCTGCCGGTACTATCCGAACCGCGCGACGGAACGAAGGACAGGATCATTCACGGCAATACTGGCTTTTACTGCTGTCATTACGACGAATACCTTTTGAATTTGAAAACCCTTAAACGAAAGGAAGGACTTCGTTCTACTATGGGGCAGTTTGCAAAGGATTGGGCGCGGCAGAATTTAGACCCGCGCCGATGGTTGGACGTTCTAGAACAGAATCTTTTTTAAAAGGGGACAAAATGGACGATACGCGAACGGGTTATGATTATCTGCTTAATCATCTTATGGAAGCGGAAGTGCTACATTCCGACGAAGAAATGATTAAGTTAGGTAACAACTGTTTTATTCACAAAAGCGTTATTCTTGGGCAAGGGGTAAAGCTTGGCGTGGGGGTAGTAATTGAAAAGAACTGCAAGGTCGGTGATAATACGATTCTTGCTAACTACGTTGTTATGCGTCCGAACGTTACCATTGGCGACGATTGTAAAATTGGGCATCATGTCGTTTTTGAAGGCGACGCAACTATTCACAATTGCGTTACGGTTCAATCGCTTTCGGAAGTATGCCGGTTTTCTACTATCGAAGACCATGTATTTATCGGCCCGCATTTCAGCGGGGCGGACGAACCATTTATAGCGAATAGCATACGCCGCACCTACCCGAAATATTCCAAGATAGACCAAGTAGGGCAATACTTCGGACGTGGCGCGCGACTTGGAAACGGCGTACAGGCTATTCCCGGTATTAGCATAGGGGAAAATGCTTTTGTCGGCGTTGGATCGTTGCTAACAAAGGACATACCGAAGGGCGAATTATGGTTGGGACGACCGGCTAAGTTTGTTAAGTATGTTCCTAAAGATGAATGGGTATAGTAAATGCAAATAGGACAAACGACAAGACGTTGGCGAAAGCTAAGTAAAATAGCCGTATGTGTTCCCTTTTATCCTTGGTATAGAGAACACGACCGGACGAACGACATATTCGAAGCATTGATAGCGTCAATGCTAAAAGTAAAGTACTATCATCTTTTATCCTTATCGATTGTCGATTGTGGCATACGCGACGTTTGGGGACGCGACCGCGTACACGACGCAGACGCTTTCCTAGAAAGGCTTTCCGAAGAATGGCCCTTCGAACTTATCTACAGTTTTCAAGATTTCTTTGTGGATAATCGTTGGCATCTTGCGCGGTCGGTGCAACACGCGGTTATGCAAAGTGCGGGGGAATTCATTTTTCTTTCCGGTACGGATATTATACTACCCAAAAATTTCGTAGAAATGTATCATTCGAAGGTGCGGAAGAAAAGGGAAGTTTGGGTTCCCTTCGCGTATAACATTCTTCGCGGCGCGCCTTGGGAAATACCGAAGAATCCGCCCGTTGGGTTTACGTGGCATACGGCAAAGGGAATTGTCGGATTATCCAAAGACGATTTTACTACTGTAGGCGGATACCCAATGGACAGAATAAAAGACCATTCGGATAGTGATTTTTACCATAGAGTCAAATCCCGCTTTCACGTTAACGAAGAAAAGTGCGAAAGTATGTTTCACTTGGCGCACCCCGGTTCGCACGCTAGCAGAATATGGGACGTTAGCCAATTATGAAAATTTGCGTAGTCGGTTGGTATTTCGACAGGGAATTTATACGTCTTCTTCATTTAGTGAATATTCACTATCCAGTATTTATTGTCTGTCACCGTCCGCCCGAATACTACTTCGATTTGCCTTTCGTGGTAACGGATAACGTGGGTTTGGAATTCGGGGCGTATTCTTGGTATCTTGATTATGCTTGGGACGGGCATAGCAATGTTTTCTTTACCCACGACGATACAAAAGTGGAAGACATAAATACTTTTCACGCGATAGCAGAAATACCGCACGATTGCGCGTATGTTTTTCGTGACGAAGCGGAAGAAAAGGCAAACGGCGGAAAGCATGGAAGGGCCATTTTTTGTTCTTCAGCCTTTCTAAAAAAACTATCCGAAGACGGGGGCTTTTGGTACGACGAAGAAAATACAGGATATAACGGAAACGGGCAACCGCGACCGATTCGCGCAGATGGTATGCCAATGGATTTTAACGCAGGCATTTTCACGTTTCATAAATACTTGGGAAACGTGCGCGACCAAAAGATAGGATTGGACGTAGTAAACCGTGTCTTCGTTGATTCATTCGAAGCAGGCAGGCGGGGAACATGGCGACATAAGGAAAGGGAAAAGGCGCGCTATGGAAGAATACGACCTTAGCATAATAATTCCGGTTCTGAATTCGCATGAGGTAGTAAAACGACAAATGCTTTATTGGAATACGTTAGACCTTTGTTGCTGCGAAATAATTCTGGTAGACGATGGAAGTACCCCGCCTATATTGCCTTACTTCGATTCGAAATACGAACTAACGGTTATCTATACAAACGATCCGCGCCCTTGGTCGCAACCTTGTGCGCGCAATCGGGGTGCAGAAATATCACGATCCGAAATGCTACTTATGACAGACATAGACCATATTATTTCGCAGGAACAAATAAACGCGGGGAAAGCATTTAATGGGGACAAAATGATATTCCCGCGCCAATGGGCGGTATTGGATACAGCGGGCGGACTACACCAAGAAAAAGAAGTACTATTACAATATGGATTAGACCCCAAGCTTTACGAACAACGCGGTCTTAGCGGCGGTTCGCACGCCAATACTTTTTGTATGCAGAAAAGTATTTTCGACGAACTAGGCGGGTATGATGAAAGCTTTTGTGGAAAATACGGGGGCGACGATACGGATTTTAACGACCGATACGGTCGATTGCATAGACAAGGGCTAGTGGCGCGGCACGTTGTAGGCCCGCGAATGTTTGTGTTTCCCGATCCGCGAAGGGACGCACAAAACCTTTTTCATTCTTTAAGGGGGTAGTAAATGAAAATCGGTATCTTGACACATTTTCTCGGATTCCAAGATTCGTACGCGCTACACGTCGGATGGTTGGAACGGGCAAAATTGTTGGAGTACTTCGGACAGGATTTCGACTTTCTGGTAGATCACAAATGCCCGGAAGGTCTTTATCCAAATCAAAAATCGATTCTTCCCCGAATAAAAGAAAGCCGGGACTTCGAAGCAAAGGTAACTTTTTTCGAAGAAGCGTACAAAGCTTTGCTAAAAGATTACGATGCTATTCTTACCGCCGATATCATGTACCAATCAAAGAATAACTTCCTTTGCTATAACCAAGCGGTACGTAATGCGGCGAAAGAATTAAAAGCGCATTGGTATCATTGGATACATTCAAGTTGGAACTATCGGCCTAATGGCATACGGTATCCAGAAACACTTCGCTACGATTACATGGAAGGTAGTAAAATAATCTACCTTAGTTCCTACGAATTAAATCAGGTAGCACAAATGTATAATACTTCGCCGAAGAACGTCTATTGTGTTTATAATCCAAAGGACGTTCGAAGCTTTTTTGACTTCGATCCGTTAGCGTGGAAAATATGCAAAGAATTAGAGCTATGGAAAAAGGACGTTGTTCAAATTTTCCCGCATTGTTCTACCCGAATGAAAGCAAAAGGGGTACACGCGATAGCTAAAGTATTTTCAGCTTTGAAACGTGCGGGCCTGCAAGTTGCTATTATCTTTGCCAACGCCAATTCCCGAAGCGTGCAAAATGAATTAGCAGAATTCAAAAAGCACCTTGAAACAAAATACAAACTTTATGAAGGCTACGATTTCATTTTTACTAGCGATATGATGGAAAATTTTAAACCGCTTCCACGTAAAGCCGTAGCCGATCTATATAGGGTAGCTAATTTATTTGTCTTCGGCAGTTGGCGCGAAACAGTCGGCAACGCATTTCAAGAAGCAATGATTAGCGATAACCTTTTGGTTCTTAATCAGAACGTCCCTTCAAACGTAGAAATGGCGGGGCGTGATGCTATCTACTTCGAATATCATTATGTAACCCCCGGCAAATTAGCTAGCGGGCCTGCTAAAATGCAAAGCGGGAATTTTAAGGTTATCAAATACGGGGATGGATCATTGGAACACGAAGAAGGATATTTTGATAATATCGCAAAGCGCATTATTGGAATACTACCTTCGCGCGAACACATTTGGAAATTCTCTTATGAATGGATTTGGGAAAATCAGCTAAGACCGCTTTTGTACGGGGTGGATATATGATTTCCGTTTGTACTGTCTTCTATCCTTGGACAAAGGAAATCGAGCGAACCGAAGAACTATTCGACGCTTTGATTCCTTCGATTCAACGATGCGAAGAAAACAACCGAATTGAACTATCCATAGTCGATACCGGGACAAGGGATATATTCAACCGCAGGCGGAAGCACGATTGGATAAATTTCAAAGAACGGATACTAAAGGAACTGCCGACCGCCAAATATCAAATAGCCGATTGTCTGGTAGGCCAAAAATGGCATATGAGTAAAGCCTTAATGATAGCGGCAGCGCAGGCGAAAGGGGAACTATTCTTTTTCAGCGGAATTGATTTAATACTTCCAAAAGGCTTTGTTCATATGATGGATTTATTCGTAGGCAAAGGCGAAGTTTGGGTTCCGCTTTGTTATAATTTACTACCCGGTCAAGAATGGACGATACCAGAAAAGCCCGAAGAAATGAACGGTTGGCGCGTGGCAAAGGGAATAATGGGAATACGGCGCGAAGACTTTTACAGCGTTGGCGGGTATCCGGTAGAAAAAATAGGTTTTCGCGTTGGTATCGACAATGCCCTTTTGCAGAAGTGTTCTAAAAAATACAAGGTGAATAGCGTTAAATGCGAAGGGCTTTTTCATTTACACCATGCGTATTCGAAGGCATCTTTGCCGGGAAAAATAGAAAGGTAGTAAATATGAAACGGATAATGGTTATGGGCGGCGACGGTTTCTTGGGTTGGCCTACGGCTTTGTACTTCTCTAATCAAGGGCATTTCGTAACAATCGTCGATAGCTTTGCAAGGCGCAATGACGATATCGCGTTGGGTATTGAATCCTTAACCCCTATCCGTACTATGAATGAACGCTTAAACGTATGGAAGAATAAGACAGAACACAAAATACTTTTCAAGCGGCTTGATTTGTCGAAGAACTATCGTGGGCTTTTGGGAATATTGATTAAGCTTCGACCGGACGTAATTATTCATTGCGCGGAACAACGCAGCGCGCCTTATTCCATGAAGTCTTTTTATCATAGGCGCGCAACCATTGATAACAACGTAAATGCTACCCATAATCTTTTGTCGGCTATTGTGGAAAGCGGACGCGATACGCACTTGATACACGTAGGCGCGGTTGGATTGATAAACGGCGCGGGAAGTGTTTTCGACCTTTCAAAAATATTCGATTGCCAAATGATAAATTTTTACAATTATAACGACCAAGTTAGAATTTCCCAAGTTAGATTGGGGATCATTTGGGGAAGTAGTACTATCGAAACAGAAATGGACGAAAAACTTGTTAATCGATTTGACTACGACGGAGAATACGGAACGGTTATCAACCGCTTTATCGCGCAAGGGGTTTGCGGGCATCCATTGACGGTTTACGGGGACGGTACGCAGAAGCGAACGTTTATCCATATCCAAGATAGCATAGAGTTTATAAAACATATGATCGACTATCCGCCCAAGTGCGGCGAACCGGTAGATTTTATGGACGGGACAGTAGAAGAACTATCCATTATTCAAATAGCGGAACTTGTTTCGTCGATAACCGGAGCGCAAATAAAATTTTATCAGAATCCGCGAAATGAAAGCATAAAGGAAGAAGTAGAAGAAAAGCTATTGTTAGGCGGGCTTAAACATAGCGAAGGCAGGCGAATAACCGAAAAGGACATAGAAGAAATTTGCAAGTTGGTTTATCGGTACAAAACACGGTGCGATTTTTCGAAGATGTTAACGACAACGGTATGGAATAAGGACAAAAAAATTGATCTGGAAGGAACGTCATAAAATGATAGTAATTATTATTGGTATGCACCGGTCGGGAACGTCCGCGCTTGCGGGCCTGCTACATTCAAATAATATTAGCATGGGAAAGGACGGGGACTTTTACCCGCCGCCTGCAAAGGAAAACCCGAAAGGGTTTTACGAAAACGTGCGCTTCCGTAGGGTTAACGACGCTATACTAGCCCTTCATGGATACAAAGTAAAATCATTCAGCCCGACGATTCCAACCGTCGTGTCGGCAAGTGATGAAATAAATACTGCTATGGGAAATCTGATTTTGGAATACTGCCCGCTTGGGAATTGGGGATGGAAAGACCCGCGAACCTGTTTAACCATATACGCTTGGCTTTCCATATTGGAACGAATCGGAAAGTTGAAGAAAGTAAGGATAGTAGTTATCGAACGATCATACGAAAGCGTGGCCCGATCTATGCGCGCGCGGGGCAACAAAGAACAATATGATTTGCAGTTTGTAAAATTAGCAAGTCAATACCAGTTTTATTTCCAAAAAGGATTTATTTCTTTTGTGAAGGAACACGGCGAAGATATTCCGATCACTAGCATTAATTTTCGCGAACTTATTTTCGATACGGCAAATACTGCTATTAAGCTTTCCGATTTTCTGGAACACGATATAACAGATATTTCCTTTGTCGAAGAAGGGATAGCTAAAAATGTCCCGTAACGATCTTTGGATAGACGTTAAAATGCCCTACGCCGAAGGAAAGAAGCTTGCCTACGCATATAATCGGGCTATGGAAAGTACTACTGCCGAATGGGTACTTTTTTTAGATCAAGACCTTTTCATTTGTAATAAAAGATGGTATGAAATGTCAATACGCGCTATCCGTCAAGTTGGACACGACGCGGGTTGGATTACTGCCGTTACCAATCGGATAGGAAACCCCGGACAACGTGCGCCTAATGCACCGGCTACGCATGATCTTGTCGAACATATAGCATATGCTAAGCATATGTACGAAACGTTCGGCGATCAAGTAGTACGGTTTAGGGGCGCTTTGTGCGGGTTTTTTATTTTGACTTCCAAGACCGCTTGGAAAAAAGCAGGCGGATTTAACGAAGGACGTACCGGCTTGAACGGTGTAGATAATGATTATAGCAGGGCAGTACAACGGGCAGGCTACACGCTTTACGGTATGCCGGGGCTTTATTTTTATCATATGTGGCGCGAAAAAAATAGATTAATGAAATGGTAGTAAAATGGCATTATTAGACGCTTGGACTTCCGCCGCCGCTACTTCGCTAGCAAAAAGTGTTAGCGCCGGTACGGATCGATTATTGGTAGTAGTAATCGGTGCGGAACATTCTGCCGCCGTTACCGTTACTGGTGTTACCTACGGCGATCAAAATATGGTTCATGCCTACGACGGTTCCGTATATGCCGAAGCAAGGGGAAATGCCGGGGGCGGATTCGAAGCCCTTGTGTCCATTTGGTATTTATTAGACGATGAAATAGAAGCGGCAAGTGGAACTACTATTACACCGTCTTTTTCCGCTACCCCCGCCGACGTTGTTGTTGCAGCGGGTTCATACGACAATATGGAACAAGCCGGGGGAACTACTACCGTACTTGAATGTCATATTGCCGAAACTGCCGCAGCAACACCAAACCCGCTTTCGGTAACAATGGGAAATGGCGTAGCAGGGGATTTGATCGTTGCCGGGGCTACGGCAGGCAACGCTACTACTTATACATGGACAGGGGTTAGCGAAGTATTCGATCAAATAGCAGCGTCAAGCTGTACTTCGGGCGGTACGCTTATTAGAACCGGTACGGGCGACGTTGTTTGTGCGCCGACTTGTGCAAGCCAAAACCGCGCGGGAACTGCTGCCGTTGTATTTGCCCAAGCAACTGCAAGTAGTTCTTCTTCTTCGTCCGAATCAAGCCAATCAAGCCAAAGTTCCATTTCAAAACCGGAAGGGACAGCGGTTTGGGGGCATCATACTAGCGTAGAAGAAGATTGGGATAGAAACTTTTGGGGTGAATGGTCGGGCGACGGTTTAATACTTGGTTCGGGCGATAACGAAGTAATGCGCCTTGAAGCCGGTCAATCAATGGAAAGCATAACTTGGCATTTTGGATCGGGCGAAGTAGCAATAATTAGGGACAAATATCAAACCGGGGGAAATTGTGGTGATTTGATAACGGAATACAAAACCGCTGCTACAGAAGCGGCTTGCGACGCGGCTTCGTATATTGGTTATACGGGGCCGTTTACGTCGTTAGGTTGGATAAAAATTAGGGTAAGAAGATTGGAAGGGGGCGAAATGTGGACATACGGTAGTATAGTAACTTTGACTTCCGGTACAGCGCATCTTTTGGCATCCGGTTTGCCAAGTGGCTTAAAAGAAATTGAAATTCTTCTGAATGGGGTTAGCACCAACACGGCAAACCAACCGCCCGTTATTCGATTAGGGGACGCGGGGGGAATAGAAACAACGGGGTATACTAGTATTGCGCGGGTAGGTGCAAACACTTCCGCCCAAACTGCATATTTTCAATTCTTCCGCGCAACGGATTTCGCTGCGGCAGAAGCTTTATCGGGGGTTATGCGTTTAGCCCGTTGGGATTCGTCTTTGCATTTGTGGCTAATGACGTGTTTAGCAACAGAAGCGGCGCAGATAAGCCATTCCACCGGAAGAAAAACATTGTCAGAAGAATTAACCCAAATTCAAATTACTACCCCCGGTGGAGCAGCGACTTTTGATTTGGGTTCAGCGCGGGTTAGATACCGATAATTAATTAAAGGAATTTTACAATGGCAGATTGGACATACAATTTGAATCAAGATTGCTTGGACATATTTACCCAAGTAGTAGAAGATATTAAACCCGGCGTTTCCGGTTGGAAAGGGGTAGAAGACGAAACTTATGCAATGAACGCGTTAATCCTAATTGCTATGCAAGAATTAGGATACGATATGGAAGACGAATGGGCAGTAGTAGTTCAAAACAGAATTTACGAAGTATGGACAGATGAACTAGGCCCGCCGGGGGAAGGTATAGACAATTCGGGGGCGCGCGAATCGACAGCGGTTCCCGGTCAAGTTAACGTAGCAAATGCCGCAACGTTAGACTACTTCGAATCGAAGCTTGACTAATGGCGTATAAAAACATCGACATAGATAATGGCGGTACTACTACCGGTTATGATCCGACTTTAACGGTTCCTGCTAATGCCGTTGAAGGCGATTTGATGGTTGCTATCGTCTTCACGTCGGATAATAACCCTGATATAACACCTACCCCGCCGACGTTGGAGACATGGACGCTTTGGCCATCTGCCTCTATGCCGGTTGATGGGACGGCTGCGGTATCGCCGCCTGCTGCTTGGATTTACTGGAAAGATGTATCGGCAGCAGACGAAGCCGCTGCCGGTTCGCGTAGCTATACGTGGACGTTTAGCGGTGCGGAAGAACAAATAGGCGTACTTTTACTATTCGATCCCGGTCAAGTCGGACAGTTTGCCAAAAATGAATTGACGGGAACGCGAACTACTATCGATGCCCCTTCGGTAGATACGACAACCCAAAGTGAAATTGTTTACCATTGTGCTATTAAAGACGGGTATGTTCAGTTTAGCGGAATCCCGTCCGGTGATGCTACAAGGGCAGATTTAACAACAGGTGGAACAAGCGACGCGTACTTTGCCCTAGCGATTGTCGAAGAAACATACGATTCGCCTACGACAACGGGGGCAAAGACGTTCACCTTGGCAACTAATGAAGCCAATGGTTTTACGTTTTCGGTAACGGACGAAGGGGCGCAATCGTCTTCTTCTTCGTCCAGTTCTGAATCGTCACAATCAAGCAGTTCGGCGGAATTCTGCGAAATAGAAGATATTGCCGCCGCTGCCGGTTCGGAATCCAGTACAAGTAGTATTTCTTCTTCGTCGCTATCCTCGTACAGCTCCAGCAGTTCAGAGTCAAGTCTGTCGTCGTCATCTTCGTTATCATCGTCATCGCAGAGTTCCCAGGAGTGCCAGGATCTGACGATTCTGGATGAAGGATTTGAAGGTACAGGATACGAAAATACGTGGGTTGAGACTGAGGCAAATGGCGGACAGATAGATCCAGATGCATCAGCTCCTGCCAGTGCGCCGCATTGGTGGGGAAGCCAGTCACTGTTCATAAATGTGCCGACGTCTGGAACAGATATTCAGGCGTATGCAACACATACGTTTGTAGACGATTATCAACGACTGCATATAAGAGTAGAGTTTAATGTTCCGACTGCGGGTACAGTGAACTACCCGCGTGAGATCCTGACTCTACGTAATGCTGCTGATGAGGATCTGCTAAAACTGACGTGGCTACGTACTGCGCCTCCTGAATTTATGGCGCGGCTGGCCATAGGCAGCCAAAACTGGCCCTCAACTGATACTACGTTAGACAATGATGCTAATCATGTATTAGAAGCGATTTATGACTACCAGAGTGATGAAGTACAGTGGTGGGTTGATGGAGTACTGGAAGACACGATCACCCTGAGTGATTATTCGACAGCCTCAGATGGTAGAGCGAAGAAAGTCCTGCTTGGGCAGCTTACCGGCCCTCCCGATCCGACTGGAGGCGATTATTACATTGATAATGTAGTAATAAAGGACTGTACGTTTTATAGTCAAAGCAGCCTGTCGTCCAGCTCGGAGTCGTCCAGCTCTGCGGAGAGCACCAGTTCGTCATCAAGCAGCTCGCTGTCCAGTTTGTCAAGTTCGTCTGAATCGTCGCTGTCGAGTAGTTCTGAAAGCAGCGAATCGTCGAGTAGCGAATCAAGCCTTAGTTCTTCTTCGTCCAGTTCTTTGTCAAGCGAAAGCAGCAGTTCGGAATCCAGTTTATCGTCGAGTTCGTCCAGTTCGGAAAGTTCGCTTTCATCCAGTAGCGAATCCAGTTTAAGTAGTAGTTCTGAAAGTTCGCTTTCGTCGCTTTCATCCAGTAGCGAATCGTCGCTATCCAGTTCTTCGGAATCGTCGTTATCATCCAGTTCCAGTAGCGAATCGTCGCTATCCAGTTCTTCGGAATCCAGTTCCAGTAGTATTTCTTCGTCGTCCGAATCGTCGCTTTCTTCGTCGAGCGAATCAAGTTCCAGTTCGGAATCCAGTTCGTCGGAATCGTCGCTATCGTCGAGTAGCGAATCAAGCCTTAGTTCTTCTTCGTCCAGTTCGGAAAGTTCGCTATCCAGTTCGTCTTCGTCGTCGTTAAGTTCCAGTAGCGAATCGTCTACGTCGTCGAGTTCATCCAGTAGCGAATCCAGTAGCAGTAGTTCTTCCAGTTCGTCGCTAAGTTCCAGTTCGGAATCGTCCGAATCGTCCACGTCGTCAAGTTCGGAATCTAGTATTTCTTCTTCGTCTGAATCGTCTACGTCGTCCAGTTCCGAATCTTCGGGTTCTTCTTCGTCGATAAGTTCGGATAGTTCTTTTTCTTCGTCGTCTAGTTCGCAATCCAGTTCGTCGAGTCTATCCAGTTCTTCTTCGTCGAGCGAATCAAGCCTAAGTTCCAGTTCGCAATCGTCGCTAAGTTCCAGTTCCCTTTCTTCGGATAGTTCTTCTTCGTCGCTATCCAGTTCGTCGGAATCGTCCACTTCGTCGAGTAGTGAAAGTTCTTCTTCGTCTGCTATTCCTTGGTTTCAGCCGGTAGAACATATCGTACAAATATGTACCGTCGATTCGGGAAGCGTGGACGATATACGCGACGATGGGGGTGTGGTTCTACAATTAGCAGAATGTACCGGCGCGCCTGCCTTCACGCATGATTTTTACTTCGAAGGTGTAGCAAATGAAGAATTACAAGTAACCTTTGATTATCGCTATTCGGGCAATCTTGGTCATAATATAAAAATCCGCATTTACAATTTTAATACCCCCGGTTGGGAAGACTTAACTGCAAATACAAAGGACTTTAACGATACCGGGGCTTCGTATGAAATTGTATCCTATCCGCTTCCGAATCCGCTTACCAATTATCTTAGCAGCGGGGAAATACGACTTAGGATAGTACACAATACGGCAGGCAATACCGCACATAAATTTTATATCGATTATATCCATTTAAGCCAAACGTCGTCTTCGTCGTCGTTAAGCGTTTCCAAAAGTTCTTCTTCCGAATCGTCTACGTCGTCCAGTAGCGAATCGTCGTCGTCTTCGTCGCTGTCGTCTTCGTCGTCGTCGGAATCGTCTACGTCGTCCAGTTCGCAATCGTCGTTTAGTTCGTCGTCGTCGAGTAGCGAAAGTTCGTCGTCTTCGTCGTCGTCGGAATCGTCGCTAAGTTCGGATAGCTCTTTTTCTTCGTCGTCGTCAAGTTCGATATCGTCCAGTAGCGAATCGTCGCTATCCAGTTCTTCGGAATCTGTTAGCAGTAGTTCGTTATCGGTTTCCAAATCCAGTTCGTCGAGTTCATCCAGTAGCGAAAGCTTGGCTTCGCCTTCGTCTGAATCCAGTATTAGCAGTAGTTCGGAATCGTCGCTATCCAGTTCTTCTTCGTCGGAATCCGTTAGCAAATCAAGTTCCAGTTCCAGTAGCGAAAGTTCGCAAAGTATTAGTTCTTCTTCGTCGGAATCGTCCAGTTCCAGTAGCGAAAGTTCTCTATCGTCGCTGTCGTCGAGTTCGTCGAGTTCGTCGGAAAGCTTAGTAAGCGCAAGTTCGGAAAGTAGCATTTCTTCCCTGTCGAGTTCGTCGGAATCGTCTTCGTCCAGTAGCGAATCGTCTTCGTCCAGTAGCGAATCCAGTTCGTCCGAATCGGTTAGCAAGTCGAGTTCGTCCGAATCCAGTAGCAGTAGTTCGTCGCTATCCCGTTCGTCCGAATCCAGTAGTAGCAGTTCTTCTTCTGAATCATCCAGTAGCGAATCGTCGGAATCGTCCAGTTCGCAATCCAGTTCGTCGAGTTCGGAAAGTTCCAGTTCCAGTAGCTTTTCTTCTTCGTCGCAATCCAGTTCGTCGAGTTCGGAAAGTTCCAGTTCCAGTAGTTCTTCTTCGACAAGTTCGCTGTCGTCGAGTTCGTCGAGTCTATCTATATCCAGTACGTCTTCCAGTTCCGATAGTTCTTATTCGTCCGAAAGCGTTGAAAGCAAATCCAGTTCGTCGAGTTCTTCGTCATATATACCGGTCGATCCGGTAATAGTCGTACGGTCGAAAGCAAAACCGCGATATATTGCAAAGCAGAAGAAACAAAAGTATATTTCCGCAAAGGCAAAACCGCGATTCATCACAAAGGAAAGGTCGTAAAATGGGAACCGAAGCAGATATCGTTATCGAAAAACAACCTTACGAAAAATGGCCCTTGGCGGTAGACTTTACCGACGATTTGGAACCAACGAACGAAAATATCGTTTTGGCAAATAGTACTATTACCGCCGAAGACGTAAACGAAGACGATGCAACGTCTTCCATTCTTGCGGGTCAGAAAGCATTAGCTACCAGTACAGAACGTACCGACGCCCGCGTTAATGCTTCCTTACAGGAAGTAATTTTGAACGGTGATCCAGATTTGAGTCCGTACAAGGTAACATATCGTATTGTTACGGATGCGGGAAACCAATTCGAAAAGGACATTATTATCCTAGTATCGGATCGGTAGGCCCGCTATTCCAATTAGAAAGGGGGTGATAATCCTATGGTCAAGATCATGTTAAACACCATTGTAGCTGTACTAGCGCAACTTCTTACACCGGATAATATGAAGCTATTCGCCGACAAAATGTTAGATTGGGCGGAAGACTTCATAGCGTCAACGGATAATCAAATCGACGACGCGCTAGTACTTCCTGTCATTAAAGGGATTAGAACAACGTTCAATATTCCCGATAATGACGAACCGGCAGCGGAATTAGCAGAAACAACGCCGCCGCAACCGTAAGGGGGTGCAATTTGAAGCGAAGAACAATCGTTCCAATTCTTCTACTTGTGCTGTTTGTCTTCGTGTCGTGTTCTGGTATGCAGTTGGGCGCGCCCGACGATTCGCCCAAGCTAAAGCAGGAAAAAGCATACTTGGCGGCGCGGAAAGAATTCGCCTTAACGTTGAAGAAATACAACGATTACTACGATAGGGCGGACGCGGCAACCAAAGCCAAGTGGAAGGAACAAATCGACCCCCTATTTCAGAAAACCGATAAAGCGTTGAAGGCGTGGAAACTTGCTATAGATGAAGGCTTCGACGCGACAAGTCAAGAACAGTTCTACCTTGATATGAAAGGGGAATTGTTCATGCTACTTGTGGACGTTTTCAACTTGGAAGGGGGGTAGTAAATGCCATTAACTGCCGCGCACGTAATGCTAATGGACGTTCTTTTGGATCGTATCATTACGGCTTCGACAACGTTAAAAACCGTTCCCGGCATGACCGAAGAAGAAGTAAAAGCGGAAACTGCCAAGTGGGAAAAAATGTCGGATTCCGAAATGGGACGACTAGAAGGACATTAGACGAAACAACCATAATCGGCAAGGGTTCCGCTTTCTTCGTGTTTGAAACACCATTCGCAAAGAAAGCGGTTCCCTTTTTTTCTTGGTCGGACGCCGCAACAGGAACAAAGATTATCCGGTTTAGATAGTACTTCCCTTTGTGTTATTTCTTTTCTTGCGCCTTGTTTTATTGCCTTTACAAGCGTGTAGCTGCAATTAAAAAAGTCCGCAGTTTTAGCTATCGAATACCCTTCCTTCAACTTCGCTTCTACGTCTTCGTTTTTTATGTCGTAGCGATAGCGTTTAGGCGTTGGGTTTCTTTTCAACTGCTGTAGACGGTGCAACGTACGTTCCAACTTTCTCATTTTGCGCCCCCAATGATTCAAGAAAAGTGTCAATGTTTTTTACTACCTTTTCTTCGTTATACTTTTCCAGAATTTTTGGAACGCGTTTAATAAGTCCGCGCAGTTCTTCGCCTTCGTTTACCAATTTCTTCTTTCTGTTTATAAAGCCCATGCGCGACTTATTATACAGGCGTAGCAAATTATTTCTGTTCCACCAGTAAGCGTAGACATACTTTAGTTGTGCATCGTCGGTTTCTTTTATTTTGTTCCATAGCGGACGGTTAAAAGCCCCCGACCATATTTCCCATTCATCCATGTAAAGTTTCGTATCTGCCGTTTTGATAGCTTTTAATCCGGTTTTGAAATGCTTATCGATTTGGTCGGTTAAATAAAACGGTTCGAATTTTGCTACTTCTTTTGGTATAATGCTCATTAGTCCACCCTTTCTACTTTTGAAATTCCATCATGCGTTACAATATACTTTGTATCCGCCATTGATGCAAGTTCGCTTTCGTGCGTAACTACTATCAATTGCACGCCTAACCGGTCGGCGATTTCCCTTAACACGTTACCGGCGCGTTCCAATAGTAAACCTTTTCCGACAAACTTCATTGGTTCGTCGAGAATAAATAGGTTACGCGCTTTCGGATTTTCGATAGACCAAAGAACAACCCGCATAGCAAAAGAAGTAATATCAATGATACCGCCGCCCACGTCTTCTTTAGGGATATATTCTTTATCCCCTTCCATTATCCTTGGCGTACATTCAACCCGTCCGCGCTTGCGTTCGAATTGCAAATCGAAAGTAAATGGACGGTCGAATATGGAAGAAATTGCTAACGTTACCAAAGCATCTACACGCGCTTTTAATTTTTCTTGCGTCAAACGAACTACTTCCGTTATTACCCATTGCGCTTTAATTAGGTTTTTTTCCTGTTCGCGCAGGCTTTCTTTTTTCAGAAGTAGTTTTTTCTTCGTATTCGTCAATATCGTCCGCTTCGAATACAAGGTGTCTATCCTTGATTGCATTGTCGATAAATTCATCTACGCGGCCTTTTACATAAACTTCATTGTTACGGGTATATTGTACTAAGGTTTCCATCATAACATATTGGCGCGCTTGCGTCATTTCGATTTCTACTTCAAGTTCTTTCAGTTCTTTTCTTATGGCGCGCATTTCTTCTTCGAACAATTGTTTTTGTACTTTCAATTTATCGCGCGCGTCCCTATGTTCTGAATGTGTTAGCGGTTCGGGGCGCGTAATAACCGTCATAGCAGTTAATCCCCCATAACCAATAATACTACCTACCAACGATCCGATAAGAACAGATATATAAATATGTTCTTCGATGAAATCGGAAAAAGAATTTTTCCATCTTCTAATAGTTCTAAACATGGTTGTATTTCTCCAATTTTTTTTCTACAGAACGTAGCAAATTTTTAGCGCGCTTCTCCAATTCCAAAACTTCGGCGGTAAGCTTCTTCTGCAATTTTTCTACTTCATCCAAAGAAGCCGAAACGCCAAATTCATTTTTAAGCGTTTCGGCTAATTCTTTCTTTTTGGATTCGTAGATAGCTTTGTTTGTTTTTAAATTATCGATTCTTTCTTTTATTTCAGCTATCCGTTGCGCGAAGTCCATTTAATAACCTTTCCACTATTTTTACTACTTCCCGGTTCAAATTCTTTACTGTTTTCATGTATTCCGACAAGGCAACGTGTATATCAATAGTGGCGCTATCTACCTGTTGCATTGATTCCGTAAACTCCGTTAGCATCTGCGTTATTTCTTTATCCCGGTCTAAATGTTCGCGCGTCAATACTTGTTCTGCCGGTCGCACGTCTAACGGGATCGTATGAATTTTATTTGTAACGGTATCAAGTAATGCTACTATTGGTTGGTGATTGAACATATTCGCTTCGGCAGTATTTCGCATTAAAGGCCCGGTATTGATAATAGACCTTTCATATGCCCCGCCTTCGCCCGCCCGCAAATAAAAGTATTTGTGGATATCCCCACAAAGGATAACGTCATAGTCGGGGTGATTCTTTAAGAATTCCAACGCGGGCGTACAGGGGACGTGCGGAAAGTTTTCGGGCTTTTCCGTTATTCTGTCGTGAATAACAAGTATATTATACATTTCCTTTCCATTTTCTTCTACTACTGGAACTTGTTCACCCCAACTTGCACCATATACGCGGACGCTTGCGCTATTGGAATACATACCGCCTAATAGCAAAGGTCTTTCGTGTAATAATGATACGTACCCCATGTTTAAAAGCGTGCTAACAACGTTAATGCTTTTGCGGTTGCGTTGATAAATATCGTGCTGTCCGAATACAGTAGCGATATCTACGTTGCGGTGTCGAAGTAATGCTACCATTAAATTCAGATATTCCCATTCGCGCGCTTGGTCGCCGAAATCCCCTGCTATCAATATTGGGGCATTGGCATCCTTGGCAATTTTTAACACCTGTCGGAACTTGTGTAGAAAGGTCGCCGAATAGTCTTCGTCGGTACGCGCAATCGGTCTTTTGGTCGTGCCGTGTACGTCCGATAAAAGAACAAGTTTCATTTTGCTACCCCTTCCGCTATTATGTTTACGGTTTGTGTATCGATTTTTCTAAAACAAGTCGGACAAATTTTATGTTCTTTCATAAGGGTAGTATAATCTTCGATTAGGGTTCCGATTTGTTCATTGGTGATTTGAAGTATGGATTCTTCCAGAAGATACGCTTCTATGGTATCAATTAGTCCCTTTTTCCGTTCAATTTGGCCTACCAGATGCCCAATTTCGGCTTTTTGGGGGTCTACGGCACGTAGGGTACTTGTAATTTCGGATAAGTCCGAATTTAAGCGTCTAAGCGCGTCGGCAGTTTGGATAGTATTTTGTTTCAAATCGAGTTCGTCGATAATCGCTTGGGCCTTTTTAAAACTGAAAACGACCTTCCGCAAATCTACATATATATATAATTTTTCTACTACCGCTTCCAATTCCCTTTTAAGCTTTTCAAGCTTTATCCATTTGCCGCTTGCGCGTTCGGATTCTGTTTTTGTTTTCTTAGCTTTTTCTAACGCGGATTTTACGTCGTCGAGTCCGTCCAGTTCGGATAGTTCTTCTTTTATTTCGTCTATGTCGTTATCAATCGTTTTAACGTCCCTTCGGGCATCACGAATAGCTGTCCCTAATTCAGATACCCACTTGTCGGCATCGTCGGCTTTGGTTATTCGATTTATTGCCTTTGCTATTTCGCCGCCCGAAGACGTTATAAGAAAAGGGGCGTCAAGTTGTTTTTGCAAATTGATTTCGGAAATGTTTAGTACTTCTTTTACAAGATCGGGAACATCTGTTCCGAATTTCGAAAATCGGTTTATGTTTCCTTCGGGGTCTTTTACAACGTAGGTGCTATTGTTTGCGGTCTTGCGAAGGGTTACGCGGTATCCTTCCATCGTTTCAATCGTAACGCTTGTAGGCTTGTCGGCGTCGTGTCGCTTGAATCTGAATCCGGTCGGTCTGTTTTCTACTACCCAACGAAGGGCGCGCAGAATAGCGGTCTTGCCTGTCATAGATCGACCGACAATCGCGTTAACTCCCGGCGTAAATACAATCTTGGTGTATTTATGACTTTGGAAGTTGCTTATCGCGATTTGCTTTAGCACGTAACCCCATATATTCGTTAAGCTTGCTTGCAAGCCGCTTGCATAGCTGAATGTAAAGCCTTTTGGTTATTCCTACTTGTCCGTCGCCTATCAGAAAAGAATCCGACCACGTACGGTAGGTAAGACCGTCTTCGTAAATATCGATTGAAATTTTGACGTACGGCATTTACTACCCCCTATTCGGGTACGGCTTGCAATTGTCGTTTCTGCCCTTCACTTAAAACGATTTCCGCACCCAACCATGATCCTTTAGCAAAACATCGAAAGGCTTGATTTTTTGGTTCTACCAATAAAATCAAATCCCCATTTTGTGTTATAGCAAATGCTTTTGCTTCTTTAAATTCTTCATCAAGCGGAACAGTCAATCCATATGCCTTTGGGTCTAGCCTTACTTTTACTGCCATTGTTCCCCCTTAATGTGTACTACCTAATTTCGGGTTATCAATCAGTTTCAATTTGTCGGGGTCTGCCATATTGACGATTTGTTGAATAGCTGCTATCAAACCATGTAGGTTCGTATGCGCTAATATCAAAAGTCCTGCGTAGATTTCCGCGCCACAATCGGTTTGAACGCGTCCAATAAAATATGTAGTTCTTTTTTGCAATGTCCGCAAATAACGGGTGGGCCTTTGTCGTGGTCTTTGATTATTTCGATTACCATTTTACACCTTCCCCATGCTTTCGGGCCTGCACCATTGGAAGAATTCATACAATGGTAGTATAACTAATGGATGCCCGCCCGCTTTGACTTTGATAAAATTTTTTTGATACGATGAATGAAAAATTTTATTGTTCGTATATATCAAGTCGGCAAAAAATGTATAGGATATGATAATACAAGGTTCTTTGCGGTCGCGTTTAAATACGATCATGTACCGTTCGCGTTTAGCACGTCTGCGGATTTTGTTTACCTTCATCAACGGGGGGCGTATCCAAAAGGGATAGTAAAGATACCGTTCGTTTTTGATTTCTTTTTTTGGAATACCCGCGCTTTAATTCGATAACTACTTTATTGGTAAGAGGCTTGCCGATTTCGTGCATTGCCATTAAATCCCCGTAGCTATCCGCTGTCTGCAAGCCTGCTTTATGCCGCGTTGTCGCGCGTCCGCCGCTAGCATGGGTACGCCAAAAAATATCGTCGCGTTCGCTTTTTGTCCACCATAGGCTAAACGCGCGCGCCATATCCCTTTCGAATTCGCCCCCCTTTTTACTACTCATTTTTTTATAATCCTGTTTAATTCGTCTTGGCATTTTTGACAAAGCCCGATTTCCTTATATTCTGCATATTCTTCCGGTGTTTTGAATGTTAGCTTCGTCGCGCGCCCTTTGCAGGAAACACAAGTACTTGTTGCTTGGGCTGTCTTTACCGATCTACCAAAGAATTCTTTTGCTAAGTCTTCCATTGCCTACCCCCTTCATAAGTCGAATTGTTTTTCCCATTTGGCAAACTGTTCTTCTTTTAAGTGATATACAAAACGAAGCCGGTCGAACGTATCTATAAAAGCTTCGCGGTTAAATTTATTCTTGCGTTTCAAAATCCGCAGCGGTTTATCAAATGGAAGTTTTACTAACTTCAAAGTTGAATGGTAAATACTCCAACTGATTTTTATTTGTTGGTATGCTTTGCTATTCGGTTTTAATTCCCCCTTCCAAAACTTAATAGCAGTTTTTTCGCCAACGCCGAAAACCCCTTTCAGATTATCGGAAGAACAACCGGCAATAGCTTTAACGTCCGCCCATTTGTCGGGGGTAATGTCGTATTCTTTTTTAAAAGCAGACGCAGTATATACTTTTTTGGATTTCACTTTGTATATGCGTACGCGTGGTTGCAGGCATTGGTAAAGGTCTTCGTCGCTGCTAACAATGACGATATCGCGTTTGCCCGCGTATTGATTAACCAAATGTGCTATTAGATCGTCGGCTTCGAATCCGACCGACATAAACACATTGTTAAATCCAAGATTGGGTAGTATATCGCTTCGTAGTTCCATTACTTGACGGTGCAAATGTTCAAATAACCAAAGTTCTTCGTCGGTATATTCTTTTTCGTCGCGATTAGCTTTGTATGAAGGAAGAATAAGTTTGCGCCAACTTTTCTTCGAATCGAAACAAAAAACAAGATCGTTGTCTTCGAATTTGGTAGCAATAGAAAGGACGTAATTCAAGAAACCAAACGTAACGCCGGTCGGAACGTCGTCGTTTGAAAGTTCGCCCATAGCATAATGCGCTATATAGCATAGGTTTGGCGCGTCTATCAATATCATATGATTTCTTTCGGCTTGCGCGTCGTATTGAATTTCTTTGCAACTTCGCCCCAAGCTTCTACTACCATTTCGCGAATTTCGGATTCTAAATTGTTCCTTTCGATATATTCTATAGCACGTTCAATCGGCCCAAATTTTTTTCGACCGAATTCGTAGCCTTTCGTTCCGCGTACTTCCTTCAACCATTGAAGGTTGGCGCGTATATCGTCAATGCCATATCCAAAGATTATGTATATCGGGGCGTACCGGTACGGTACGTCGATAGAAGATTTTACTATCGTCGCTTCGCTTATGATCCCTACAGGAAGCTTTACCTTTTTGCTTCCTATTGCCCGTTCCCGGTAAATCTTGCTTTTGGGAAATCCTGCGGCTATTCGAATCCGCAATGACGAATAATACGGTATCGCCTTTCCACCGGGAGTAGTAGTTCCCTTGGGGGTCATTCTTTCTTGATTGCTTGCGACTATCAACCATTTGTTGTTTGCTATTAATCGTGCGGTTTTGCGAAGTCCTTCGCTGAATTCCTTCGCGCGTTTCATTCCCATTTTGTCTTCGCTTTCCATTTCCATTTCCGTAGAAAGCGCCGCTAACGAATCTGCTGCTATCACATTAATAGCACCTTTTCTGCTTCGCGGTTCCCATGTTATTATACGGTCGAACATTTCGCTTACAAGATCGGGGCGGTCGTAATCCTTAGCACTTAATTTAACCCCATATATGCGGCAGTATTCTTTGTCAAGTCTGCTTTCGGGGTCTAAGAATTTAACCGCCCCGCCCCTTGCCTGCGCGCTTGCAGCAATAGAAGCTAACAACGCGGTTTTGCCCGTACCGGTCGGGCCGAATATTTCTACTATGATTCCCCCCGGCAATCCGCCGTGCGGTGATTTGTTAGACGAAATAGCAAGGTCTAACAAAGTCGATCCGGTAGAAATCATTTTTCGAAATGAAGGCGGCTTCGGCGCATCTGGTACAGCGCACGTTCCGCGTTGCAGCTTCCGCATTTTACTACCCCTTGTTATCTGCCGCGTCGAAGCGTCCGTTTGGGTTTACCGGACGTTCTAGGCTTCGGCTTTCTTCGGGTTTCCTTTGCCGCGTGTTCGGCTTCGGCGCATTGTTCCCAAATTTCGCATTGGTCGCAATCTTCTAGTTCGTTAGTATCTTTTCCGAATTCGCCCCCGGCAGGACAAACCAATTCCCCTTCGTCCCCGTCGTCGGGTTCCGGTTCCCCGTCGTCGGGTTCCGGTTCCCCTTCGTATCCTTCGTCGGGTTCCCCTTCGTCCCCGTCGTCGTAGTATTCTTCGCTTTCTTCGCCGCCCCGGTCGTCCCCTTCGTCGGGGTCTTCGCCCCAATATTCCCGGTAGATTTCATCATAAGAAAGAAATGCTACCAATTGGTCGAGTTGGTGCGCTTGTTCCAAAATATCGTCTTCTATCGTGTAGTCGCGTCCTTC